TGTGCAGCGCGCGCAGCTCGAAGCGACCATTGCGGCGCGCGAGCAACAGGTCAAGGACTCGGAGACCGCACGACAGCTCAACGTGATCCAGCTCGGAATGCAGGCGGCAGCGAACGAGAAGAACTCGCTCGTGTCGTCCATGCAGAAAGAGATCGCCGAGCTGTCGAAGAACGAAGCCTTGAAGTTCAACCCGGAGCGCCTTGAAGCCGCGCAAGCGCAGATCGCACAGCGCTACGAGGACAAGATCGTCGCGGCCGACGAGAAGTTCCAGAGCTATTTCAGCAAGGCGAGCGAGATGGTCAACATCGAGCTACCGAAGACCGAGCCCGAAGCCGCTGCCGGCGGGGAAGCGAAGACCGAGAAGAAGGCCGACCCAACGACCGCGATCAATGCGATCATGGGCTCCCCGAACTTCTCCGAGATGGCGCCGGCCGACATCGAATACTCGCTTCGCGAGGACTTCGGCATCACGGACCCCGAGCAGCTCAAGGAAGTGATGCGGAAGATCATGGGCGGCGGAAAGGCGGCGCGTCCGAGCATGTCCGGATCAGCCGCGAGCGCGGCTCAGTTCGCCAAGACCGGGGTTCCTCTCTCGTATCAGTTCGCCAAGACCGGGGTTCCTCTCTCGTAACGGACAAGAACAATGACCGACGTGTATCGCATCAGGAAGGCGCCGCAGGGATACCAGCCGCTCTTCAATCCGGACGAACCGGAAGAGCAGCCGTACATGCTGAAGAAGGCGCCGGATGGATTCACGCCGTCGGTCGCGTTTGACGAGGAAGAGAGCTGGCTCGATTCCGCGGTTCGCTATGCTGGCGATGTCGGCAAGACGTTCATGTCCGGCGCTGCGCGCACGGGACAGACGGTCGGCTTCCTCACAGAGCGGCTCGGTGACGCGCTGTCGCTGGACGGAACGAACATCCTTCAAGAAGCTGGCGCCGCTCTGAAGGAGCGCGCTGGCGAGTCCGCTGAGTGGTGGAACAGCAAGGTCAGTGAAGGCTTCCGCAAGCAGGCGGAAGCCAACATCATCGAGAAGGACGAATCGAGTCCGCTCGGCTACAGCATCGGTGACGACTGGACGATGACGACCATCGTCGCCGGAGCGGCTGCATCGCTCAACGAGATGATGCTGACAGCCGGCGCCGCGAAAGGCGCAGCAATTCTCTCGACGGCCGCGCTCAAGCGCGGCGCTCCGCAGCTCATGAAGGAAGCCGCCGCTGGCGGTGTCCGCGCGAACAAGATTCTGAAGCGCGCGCAGCAGATCGCGGGTGCTCTCGGCGGCGGTCTCACCGAAGGCGCGCTGGCCGGCGGCGCGAGCGGTGTCGCAATCGAAGAGGACATCATGGGTCGCGACCACGACGACCTCATGGTGAAGTCGGATCGCTATCGCGAAATCTACAACGCGACCGAAGGCGAGGAAGACGAAGAGGCGCGGCAGGAGTACGCGCGCCGCACGCTCGCGCGCGAGGCTGCAAACTCGGTCGCGCTGAATGTGGGCCTTGCGACGGCGGGTCTCGGCGCTCCGATGGGCGCGTTCTTCGGCACGCTCGGCCGAAAGGTCGCCGCATCTGGCGCGGCCGACACGGCGGTCGGCAAAGCCGTGAAGGAAGGCGCGCTGAAGCTGAATGAGCGCATGGGCTTCGCTGCCACCGTCGCCAAGGGTGCAGCCGGCGAGGCGGCGCAGGAGTTCGCGCAGTCGGGCGCGGAGCAAGTGCTCCAGAACCTCGGTATCCGCGAGTACGCCGACTTCACGCAAGACCCGTGGGAAGGTGTGCTGAACGCTGCGGTGACTGGCGGCATCGTCGGTGGCGTGCTCGGCGCAGGCACGACGGCGATCTTCGAGAGCGGCGAAGCTCCGGGTGGAGTGAAGCCGACGGGCAGCAAGAAGCCCCCTTCGAGCGGCAAGGCGCCCAAGCTGGAGACGCCGCCCCCGAAGTTCGCGAAGCCGTCCGAAGCGATGATGCAGCGCGTCCAGAAGACGCTGGACGAAGTGCAGTCGGCCGGTGTGCCGGCGAGCGAGTTCATGAAGGTCGCGCGGTGGGCCGGTCGAAATCAGCTCGACGGCGCTCCCGGCGACCGCACGGTGATCGAGTTCAACCGCGCGCTCGAAATCCTGCGCGACACGGGCAAGGCACCGGAGTTCATCGACGCGAAGGTCGGCGAGGACATCGACGGATCGGGCTACCTCACGCAGCAGGCGTTCGTGAAGGACGCGGCGAAGTTCGGCTTCGAGACCAGCGCGCGGTTCGCTGCCGAGCCGGGCAAGCTCGACGAAGTGATGGGCGCGCTCGCGAAGGCTGGTGCGACTGGCTACGTGATGAACGACGGCAGCGTCGTCGTTCCCGTTCGCAAGCAGGGCGAGTCCGCCTTGCAGATGGTGGCGCAACAGGTCCAAGGGGCTACCGGCGTCGCCTTCACCATTGGAGCCCCGGAGGAAAGCAGCAATGCCGTCAGGTTCGATGCGCCCACCCAAGCCGCCGGCAACCAAGCCGCCGCGCCCGCAGCCGCCGTCGGTGAAGCCGCCGTCGGCCTCGAAGCCGCCGTCCCCGGTACGGGGCGGGGGAGCGATGCCGGGACGGCCGGGCCGGGGGCCCAAGCCGTAACCCCGCGAGCTGAGAACGTCGCAAGGCAGATCACGGAGAGCGGCCTCCAGCCGGAGCTGGTGGCCGCTCGCCCGTCGGGCGCGGTCGAGATCGCCCCGGATGCGCCGCCGGATGTTGCCGAGCGGGCCATCGAGATCGCGGCCAACGATGCGGCCACGTCGCCGCTCAATGACTTCCGCGAGCCGTCGGACGCGGAGATCAGCTCCGGCAACTACCGCAAGGGCAAGGTCAAGCTCGCTGGCTTCAAGGTGTCGGTCGAGAATCCGGCCGGCTCGATCCGCAAGTCGCGCCCCGGAGCGAAGAGCCCGTGGCAGCGCAAGATGAAGAATCACTACGGCTACATCCCCGGCACGAAGTCGCAGGATGGTGAGCCGCTCGATGTGTACCTCGGTCGCGGCGCGAACGATCCGAAGAAGCAGGTGTTCGTCGTCCAGCAGCTCGATCCGAAGACCGGCGAGTTCGACGAGCACAAGGTGATGCTCGGCTTCGACAGCGAAGGCGAGGCGAAGAACGCATACCTGTCGCACTTCCCTAAAGGATGGAACGGGTTCGGCTCGATCATCGCGATGACGAACGAACAGGCGCGCGAGTGGATGAAGCGCGGCGACACCGATGTTCCGATCAACCCGTTCAACCGCGAGCCGATGGTGCTCCAGCGGAAGTTCACGACGGTCGATGTGCCAGCCGGGATCGACGGCGCCGAGCTGGCGTCCGAAGTCGATGGCGAGTTCACCGGCAAGGCGATCCGCGTTCCGGTCGCCTCAGAAGGTCGCGTGCGCCGCGCGATCCAGAAGCGGCAGGGTGTGCAGCGCCCGGAGCAGGAAGTGCTTCGGGAAGAGCTGTCGGAGCTGAAGACCGAGCTGAACACCAGCCGCGTGACCGGGCTCCCGAACAAGAAGGCATTCGACGAGGCCGTCCGCACCGGCAAGGGTCGCGGATTCTTCCACCGCTCGGGCGATGAGTTCGCCGCCATCTTCGACGACGGCCGGATTGCGGCTATCGACATGGACGGTTTGAAGCGGATTAACGATACCTTGTCACATGATGCAGCCGATGCTATCTTGCGCGAACTTGGAGCATTTCTGCAAACCGTGCAAACGTCGGGACGCCCGGCGGAAGCGGTCATGCAGGAAGTGCAGGACCAGCTCGACAAGTACGAGGTACATCTCACGTACCGTGGAAACCGTGCGATCTACGAGGGAATCGGGATCAGCTACGGCATCGGAGACACCTATGAAGACGCAGACCGGAACGCTGCACGACAGAAGCAAGAGCGACTCGAAGCCGGAGTCCGGGAAGATGCTCGGAACGATCCGACTCGGGCGCCTCGACGCTTCCGCGGACCCGGAGAAGCTGCGGACGGCCCTGAAAATCCCGGCCGGCGCAGTGGTGAGCGTCGCGAAGGTGGTCAAGCTGCGGTAAGGTCCGGCGCTTTCGAGATCGCGCCGGACCCGAACGACCGTGAGCTGAGTGACCGATTCGCCGCTCTGCCGGAGGCCGAGCGCGACCAGCTCACGCATGAGCTGAATGCCCTCATCACGCCGCAGATCATGGGCGTTCTCGGGATCGACCCCGAGCGCTACGTGCAATCGTTCGGCGGGTATCTGGATCAGGTCAACCCGTCCCTGTCGGTCGAGTTCGCGCCTGAGATGTCGCGGGAGGAAACGCTGCGGGCGGCAGCCGCCGCCGGCTACGTGTACGCACAGGACAGCGTGATCCTGATCGACAAGGACGCGCCCGAGAAGGTTGGCGCGGTGACGCTGGAGTTCGACACCGAGATCACGCGAGCACTCGCGACCAAGGTGTACCAGCATCTCCGCGAGAACGTCGGCATCGAGGGGTTCTCGAATGTCGATGGGAAGATGCTGATCCTCGACTTCAGCGACGGCGACATCGCTGCGCTGGCCGAGCGGATCGAGAACAGTCTCGCCATGCTGGATGGCGATGAATCCGTCACTGTCGCGCACGGCCAGATCGGCGCGACCTTCATCGGGAAGCAGGACTATGAAAGTACGCTCCGCGGGGCCGCAGGAACAACTGCTGAGTGGGAAGCGCTCGGCGATCTTCGTCGGAGCGCAGCCGCCGAAATCGCCAGCCGACTCGGCGTTGAGCGGCCAGCCTTCTCCGTCGCTCCCGCCGCCCCCGACGAGGGAGCAGTTCGAGACGCAGGAAGAGTTCGAGGAAGCGCTCGGGATGTACCGAGCGCGGATCGGCCGTATCCGAAATCTGCGCGGGGTACGGACCTAGAGGGGCTCCCGTCCGCGCAGCGCGTGGACGGGCAGAAGGTCTTCTTCCATTCGTTCAAGAAGGCGCAGCGTGTCGCGCGCGCGTACATGCGCGACGCCGGGATGGCGTACAACCCGCCGAAGCAGTACGTCACGGTCGATCCCGAGCGCAGCAGGCGAATCGCCAAGGCGTTCGATGAGATGGAGCACGATCCGCGCAACCCCGTGGTGCGCGCGGCCTACGATGCGATGATCGCCGAGACCGCGGCGCAGTTCCGCGCGATCCGCAAGTACCATCCTGAGTTCAAGGTCCAATTCATCAAGTACGCCGAGACCGGCGATCCGTATGCGAGCACGCCGCGCAAGGCGATTCTCGACATCGTAGTCAACAACCATATGTGGGTCTTCTCGACGCGCGACGGATTCGGCACCGACGCGACGTTCGACCCGGAAGAGAACCCTCTGCTGGCGGAGACGGAGTTCACTACGGACGATGGCGAGCCGATGCTCGCCAATGATCTCTTCCGCGTCGTCCATGACTACTTCGGTCACGTGATGAACGGCGTCGGCTTCCGCGCCGATGGCGAAGAGAACGCATGGCGCTCGCACGCGGCGATGTATTCCCCGGCGGCGCGCATGGCGATGACGGCCGAGACGCGCGGCCAGAACAGCTTCGTCAATTTCTCCGACAAGGTGATCCGCGGCGACCATCCGGGCGCCGGCATGACCGTGGCCGAGTGGAACAAAGGCCGGTCCGGTGCCGACACCTACTACGCCGACCAGAAGATGGGCTTGCTCCCGGATTGGGTGATGGAGGACACCTACGAAGGTGAGATGCCAGCCTTCAGCATCGCGGACAACCCGAAGGCCAGCGAAGAGCAGGAGGCCAGTGAAGCGCTGAAGGACACGATGTTCGAGTTCGGCGGGGTTCGCTTCATCTCGCGCCTTCGCCGCGTGATCCGCACGAACGGTCCGAAGTCGGCGCCTGTCGATAAGTGGAAGCGGTTCTTCGAGCGCATGGTCGCCGAAGGCAAGATCAGCAAGGAAGAGGCGACGTTCGCCAACATCAACGAAGCGCTTGACGACATCGTTCGCAGCAACGAAGTCATGAAGCGAGGCGAAGAGATGGTGCCGGTTTACGCCGACATCGCTAGCCAAATCCACGAAATCCTTAACAAAGACCTCACGGAATACATGCGCGGCACCGCCGATTTCAATATGGTGTTTACCGGGTCGGATTTGTCGCACATCGGAAACAGGGCGAGCTACCTTCTCGGCATAGCGAAGGAGATTCATCGCCTGCGCAACGAAGCGTCTCCGCGCGAAGAGGGTATCGAAAGGAAGGTTCAGGAATCGGTTGAGCGCGCAGAGCAAGCGTTCGAGAGTCTCAGCGCAAACATTGAGCCGAACACGGGATCGGGTGCCGCATACAAGGCGCTTGACCCGGTGTGGTATCTGCCGGAAGGGGCAGACGTGCTCTCGAAGAGCGCGGTGCTCGACGCCGTGAAGGTTCCCACGATCTCCATGATTATTCGTGGAAGCGAAGCGCTTCAGAGAGGCGAGCGCGCGAATGCGCCGGAGCCGTTGACGGAAGAGCAGATCGAGGAAAAGATCGGCGAACTCATGAATTCTCAAGCCGTCATCGACAGGTTCGAGAAGCAGTTTGAGTGGCGATCGAACATGGAAGAGATCGACAGGGAGGTGGAGTTTAAGTATCCATCTAGGCGAAACAACTTGGCCGCGATGTCTGTTGACGAAGCGAAGGCTGCTTATGAAGTCTTCATTGAGTCCGGGCTTAATATCGCCGAGTTTGTTGGCGAGACCGAAAGCGGCACAAAAGAGCGTGAAGAAACATGGGAGTCCATCAAGAGCAAGGATGTAAGCGAGTGGACTGCCGAAGAGGCTGACTCTGTTCGTCAATCAGTGATTGACGTTGTGAGTCACATTGCAGATAAGTGGGACGATTGGGCGAGAGCGAACGACGAAACGCCGACGGACGACAGCGATCTTGCGCGAGCGCTGCGCGACTATCTGTACGAAGAAGGCGGAAAAGATTTGAGTCGCCCTTCTGCGGAAGAAATTGCCGATCACTTGATTGAAGAAGGTCTTCTTGTCGGGCGATGGACATCGCATATAGACGGATCGGAATACGTCGTATCTGACGAAGACGGCGATGCAACATCATACGATTCAGAAGACGAAGCAAATCGCGCTCTTGTGAGGGCTCGAAGAAGGGAGCGAGAGACCGAGGAATACATCGAACAGCTTCGACAGTGGGTGATTGAAAACGAGATGGACGATGATGGTGGGCCGAGTCTTATCGACGAAACCGACCCGCTTGAATACCATTCGTACAACACTGCTGGCCCGTTCCAAGGAATGCAGGAGTGGACGTTCCATTGGGACGCGCGCAGAAACGAGTTTTTGGACGGGCACTTCCGGTACAACAAGAACTTGGTCATGCACGCGCGCACGTCCACGCGCGACGTGTTCCCTGTGACGGAGGAAGGAGAGGCGTCCGAGCCGCTGGACACGTTCTTCATCGAAGAGTTCCAGTCCGATTGGTCGCAGGCGGTTGACCGCGTGCGGAGCGAGTTCGTCCGCATGTTGGTCAACTACATGGGGATGAATACCTCCAAGGCATCCAAGATGGTGCCGGAGGACATCGGCCTTGAGGCGCAGGAAGCAAAGCGCAAAGAACTCTTGAACATGGTGGAGTCTCACATCGAGCAGTCGAAGAAAGACATCTTGAAGAAAGTGGAATCTGTCTTCGTCGAGGATTTCGGATTCGATAAAGAACTCACAGAAATCGCCATAGCTCCGGCGGGAATCGCTCCGGAGACGGTTCTCAAGAGAGTGCAGAGCCGCTTCGCCTCAACCGCTGAAGCGGATTCGTTCATGAACGAAAATCCGTCGTATTACGACGTGAAGAATTTTGTGACATCGCTTTTTGCACACTCGACGGAGTATCACGAAAGCGATACGACATTCGATTACAGCTTCGGAAAAAACGAAGCGACGTTCACGACGGAAGCGATTGCGGCAAGCAAGGCTGGCAAGAAGCTCGTATTCGACATTTCGGAGGGATTCAAGGATCGCAGCACGCACGCAGTGAATGTGGCATTCAGAATCCGGTACGCAACGGCCGCTATCTACATGAGCGGCAAGGTCAACAGAAGCCGTCTGGAGGCACTGGATCAGGTATTCAACAAGCTCGTCAACGCAAACAAGTACCGGCTTACGACGGAGCTTGTAGAGGGTGCATACGCAGAAGCGCAAGCGGAATTCGATGCGCTTCTTGCGGACGTGCCGGAACTGACGCATGTGATGGATCGCGACACGTGGGTGTTGAACTCGATGATTGACGACCTCAATGTTGACTACATGAGGCGTCGTGGGTACGACTTTGAAAAAGGAAACGCGTTTCAAAGGCTAAGAAACAAGGCGGATGAAGAAAGGTTCGGACACATCTCGGCGATGATTATCGACGCGATGGCGAAGACTTATGATGATCGCGTGAGAACCAAGGAAGCGGAAGACTACTTCAGGGATGCGAAGGCCAAGATCAGTTCGTACAAGCGCCCGCCGCTGCTGAACGCATGGACGGATACGTCGTTCAAGATGTTCTTGGCGCACGCGGCCAGCAAGGGGTTCACGCATGTCGCGTGGACCAGCGGTGAGATTCAGGGCCGAAGGTACAGATCGGCTTTGACGGCCGAGTACGATAGCGTAGTTTACAGGTCTACCGATCCGTCGGTGCGGGCGATTTTCGGTCAAGGCGTATCGAACTATCCCATTGCGCAGCACACGGTAGCGGCGGTTCCGAAGTACGGAAACGCGCAGACATTCTTTTTCGACAGCACTGGCGTGTCGGCGCAAACCATTCAGACTGCGCGACACACGATGCAAGCGGTTCTTGGGAAGAAGATGTCGGAAATGCTTCTCAGCGGGGAAGGTATCGCGCTTGCAAGGGCCAAAATGGAGCAGCAGGCGGCAGACAAAAACATGTCGCTGCAAGAGCTGACGGAACGGTCGCTTGAGTGGAGAGCAGAGCAAGGCAGCTATTCACAAATGCCGTTGAATGTGCCTTCGGTGTCGATCAGCGCAGAGGAATTGGGCGGATCGGGCGGTGGCATGTCGCAGTTCTACGACCGAGAGATGGTGAAGATCGCCGAGAAGTTCTTGAAGAGCGTCGATCCGGAAGCCAAGGTGATGAATGGCGTTCTGCACGGGCAGACCGAAGGGAATACCGGATTCCGGGCCGAAGATGGAAAAGCACCTGTGTGGGTCATCCCGATCACGGACAAGGTGAGGCAGGCGCTTGACGTGGATGAGATGCCGGCGTGGTCCATCGCCAGCCCGAGCGGAAAGCCGTTCACCGTGGATCAGGTCAGAGATCACGTCGCAGACATCGCGTCGAGCTGGAAGGCTGCGCCAAAGGTCAACGTGGTGAAGTCCGCGAAAGACCTTCCGTCGCGATATTCCCGCTGGCTGGCGAGCATCGGTCCCGACAAGTCGCCGCGCGGCTTCTATGCGGACGGGCAGGTGTGGATGATCGCCGACGCTCTGTCGTCGCGGGAGGAAGTGGAATCCGTGCTCTTCGAGGAAGCGCTCGGTCACTTCGGCTTGCGCGCAACGCTCGGTCGCGAGGCGTTCAACAAGCTGCGAGACGACATCTTCGACTCGATCAAGGGCACGCCGCGCTACAAGGAGATCGCGAACCGCTACAAAGATGTGGTCGCCGGCCTGTCGCCGACAGAGCGCAAGCGTGTCCTCGCGGACGAGTATCTCGCGCAGGTGTCGCCGAACGAGAACCCGTCGGTGTGGAAGATGCTCATCGCCGCGGTGCGCCAGTGGCTCCGCGAGCATGGCTTCGTGAAGCGGTGGAGCGACAACGACCTCATCGACCTCATGTACCGGGTGCATGACGGCATCCGGACGGGCGTCGTACCGACCAGCGTCACGCGCCTTCGCCAGTCGCTCGTGCGGTTCGGCGAGGACGGCAAGATCGAGACGACCTACCGGGGTGCCGCGGGGCAGGGATCGGTCTTCATCGAGGACGGGGAGCGGCTGGTGAGCATCCCGGCCGCGGGCCTGTCCGCTCGGGTTGCGACTGTGCCCGGCGACAAGGGTCCGGCGCTGGCCGTCAACGAGATGCTCGGCAAGGGCCCGGAGGCGATCAGGACACTCGCTCGCTTCGCCGCAGAGGAAGGCGTGGCCGAGCTGGTGTTCAGCCCGTTCGCTGCGTCCCAAGAGACGCTGAAGCGCGCAGGGTACGCCGTGGAGAAGGCCGGCGACGGTCTCCGCATCCGGCTCTCGGACGGCTGGAGGAAGCGCCAGAGCGGCGAGGCTCCGGCGTTCTCGCTCCGCCATCGAGCGGAAGGCGATCAGGAAGTCGAGCGCATCCTCGCGAAGACCCTCGAACCGACGCCCCACGACCTCAATCTGTGGGGCAAGATGCAGCACTACTTCCGCATGGCGCGGGATCGCTTCTCCATCGGCGAGACGATGCTGGAGCTGAAGACCGGGTGGATCGACTCGGCCGCGGCTATCGAAGAGCTGGAGCGCGGACAGTACGGTGGCGGACTGCTGGACGCATCGCAGTCGGCGTACAAGATGGTCAACCTCACGCGCAACCTGCCGCAGCTCGTGGCGGCGGTCGCGCGCTTCGGAGTGCCGCGCTACGACAACGGTTCCTTCGTGAGCCAGCCGGGGCGCATGGGCCTGTACGACATCTTCCGCCCGCTGCACCAGACCGCGGACGGGAAGAATCAGGTGTACCTGTGGGAAGGCTACGCCATCGCCCGTCGCGCGAACCAGCTCATCCAGCAGACGAACCGCGACGGCACGTCGAAGGAAAAGCTGCTGACGCAGGACGAGATCGACAAGCTGCTGGAGCTGGAGAATCAGTACCCGCACTTCAAGTCGGTCTTCGACAACTGGCAGAAGTTCAACGCCGAGATGCTCGACCTCGCCGTGGATCGTGGCGTGATGTCGCGCGAGGAAGCGGACCTCTGGAAGCAGAACGACTACGTGCCGTTCTATCGCGTCATGGACGAGGACGACACGTCGGCGGGCCCCGGTGGCGCGCGCCGCCACGGCGGCTTCTCGAATCAGCAATACAAGTCGAAGCGGCTCACGGGCTCGGAGAAGATGATCGAGCCGGTGACGCAGAACATCGTGCTCAACATGGCGGCGCTGCTGGATCGCATCTACAAGAACGAGGCGATGCAGCGCATCGTTGCGCTCGGCGAATCTGCCGGCGTCCTCGAAGCCGAGCCGCTCAAGGTCGAGGCCATCAAGTTCACGAACGAGGACATCGCGAAGGCGCTGTCAAAGGCAGGGCTCGTGGTCGGCGATGACCAAGACCCGCGCGCTCGGAAGTTCAACCGGCTCTTCTGGTGGACCGACATGGGTGTCGATCCTGCGGCCGGCTACGACAAGGCGATCCGCGTCGTCGAGCAGATGACCGACCAGCAGAAGGAGCAGTGGAGCACGCTCTTCCGCAGGATTCGTCCCATCGGCAACGACGTGGTGAGCGTCAGCCGTGGCGGTCGGCTGGAGTATTACAGGGTCAACGATCCGCTGGTGCTGCGCGCGATCATGGACATGAAGTCGATGGACTTCGGCGCGCTCGTCGATGCGATGCAGGGAGCGAAGAACCTGCTGACCAACATGGTCACGCTCGATCCGGCGTTCATGGCCGCTAACTGGATGCGCGACACGCTGTCTTCCTTCGTCACGTCGTCGGCGAACTTCGTGCCGCTCTCGACGGCGATCCAAGACGCGCGCGACATCTGGACCGGGGATGGCCTCTCGCGTGACCTCGCCATCGCTGGCGGCGTGGGAGAGACGTTCTACAACCCGATCACGGACCTTCGCGACGTGCTCGGCAAGGTCAATCCGCCCGACGGTTCGATCCTCGTGAACTCGCCGCGGAAGCTGTGGGAGACCTATCGCAAGATCGGCTTCGTGTCCGAGCAGATCAACCGCTTCGCAATCGCGCGGAAGGTGCTCGCGGACGGAGGCTCGATGGCGGAGGCTGCGTATCAGGCGCAGGACATCATGAACTTCGCGCAGCGTGGCGACTCCATCGCAGCGCAGTTCCTCATCCGCACGGTGCCGTTCTTGAACGCCCGCATCCAAGGTCTCTACCGGCTCTACAAGGGCGCACTCGGGCGCGATGCGGAAGACCCGGCCGAAGGGCGTCGTCGGTTCTGGACGAAGAGCATCATGCTCGGCATGGCGTCGATGCTCGTCGCTCTCGCGAATTGGGACGACGAGCGCTACGAGAAGCTCCCGGACGACCAGAAGGACACGTACTGGCACATCTTCGTCGGCAACAGTCACTTCGCGATCCCGAAGCCGTTCGAGGTTGGCGTGATCGCGGCGACGATTCCGGAGCGCGTGGTGCGTGCGCTGGCCGGGCAAGACAGCGGTCGCGAGTTCATGGCGTCCATTCGTCGAGCGCTGCTGGACACGTTCGCGTTCAACCCGTTGCCGCAGGCGATCAAGCCGCTCGTCGAGCAGTGGGCGAACCGGAACTTCTTCACCGGCCAGCCCATCGTGGACGTGAACCTTGCCGGCTTGATCCCGGAGGAACAGGCGAACCCGTGGACCTCCGAGACCGCGCGCGTGCTGGCGCGGATCATGCCGGACTTCCTGCCGGACGGGATGCGCTCGCCCGTGCGGATCGAGGCGGCGGTCCGCGGCTATCTCGGGACCATCGGCTCGTACATCCTGCAAGGCACGGACAGCGCCGTGGCGGCGACCGGGGCGTTCCCGGCCGAGCCGGCCGACCGCTTCCCGTTCCTGCCCGACGCGCCCATTGCGCGCTTCGTGCGGCCTGATCCGGCGGTGCAGTCCCGGAACAAGTACGCGGACGACCTCTACGCGGCGCTGGAGCGCGCCGACGACCTCTACCGCACGGTCAACATGATGCTGCGGACGGATCGGCTTGCGGAGGCGCAGGCGCTCGTAGGACGCCGGCAGAGCGAGCTGGAGATCAGGGGCGTGCTTGGGGACTTCCGCGACGGCCTGCGCTCCCTGAACACGCGGCAGCGCTTCGTGATGGTGTCCGACATGACCCCGGAGATGAAGCGCGAGGCCATCGACCAGATCAACCGGGAGCGGAACGAGCTGCTGGAGATGGCGAGGCCCTACCTGAAGCTCGCGGAGTAGGCGCCGCTCGGCTGGCCCGGCGGGACGACCGGGCCGCGCAGCGTGCCAGAGGGGCCCACAGGGGGCGTCAGGCTGTCCCCGCTACGCTTGCCGAGCGGCATAGAAAGATCGCCCGATATCGCTCGGGCGCAGCGTTTCCCGATATCGCTCGGGCACAGCGCCGGTTGCCTCCACGAGAAAATGCCGTAAGCAGTCCCCGGAAACCCGCCCAGCATAGGGAGGCCACGACCGACAAAGCCGGATCGGGGGCGAACCGGCTACAGAGGGAGAGCCATCCCCGCCGGCCGTGGCCGTTGAGCTTACTGCGCGGTGGCTTCCGCCGGCACGGTCAGATCGACCATCTCGGCGCCGCTCTGCGCGGCCTTGAAGGCGGCGGTCGCATCGAGCTTCGAGATGGTGACGCCGCCGAACAGGTGCTTGCGCAGGGCCTTGAGCGACGCGGCCGTGAAGACCGTGGTCTTGCCGTCGCGGGCGACGGCGAACATCGGATTGACCTTCTTGCGCGGGCCCGACGGCTTGCGCGGCTTCTTCGGCTTCTCGCCCGGCTTGGCGTTGGTGGTGGTGCCGCTGGTGGTCTTCGCGTTCATGTGATCCTCGCTTGTGGTGGTGGTTGGTTGAAGAAGCTCCGGCCCTTCTCTCCGTGCCGGAGCCGCTGCCCGTGACTGCCCCCGCTCTGCGGGGACAACATCGTCGAGAGAGGCAGGGTTTCTAGGGAATCAGCGGGTGTTGCTCGCCCTCGCGGCGATCCACTTGTCCGCCAGTTCCTCCAGATGCTTCACTTCCTCGTCCTTCAGCATCTTCAGCTTCAGGCGAAGACGCGCCTTCGGATCGACCAGAATCCGATCCCGGTACAGGCGCATGTATTCCGCGGGTTGCTCCCGTGCTTTCGGCTGCGATCCGCCCGTGGATCGCGATGAAGACTTTGCCTTTGCCATGCTCTTTCTCCGCAACCTCGCGCGCAGCACGTGCCGCCGCAAAGGCGTCGCCGCTGCTAAATAGAAGGGCACCATCGTACTCGGCACGACGGTAATCGTTCCGCAGGAAGCGGACGTGGAATTGCAGGCGCACGCCGAGCACGCGCGCCAGAACCGAGAGGATGAAGAGACGGACCTTCACCCGACGATCTCCAGCGCGCGCGTCGTGATGTAGCGCGTGGTCTTGCGCTTCACGTAGCCGGGCAGCTTGCCGGTGATCTCCAGCTCCCGCTTCGCCGAATCGAAGAGAGCCTTCTTGTTGACCATATCGACCGGCGAGTGCAGGAACTTCGCGTCGAATGGGAACGTGACGCTGGTGAGATTGCCGTAGCCGGTAGGAACCGACTGAATCTGGATGAAGTCTTCTTCGAGCGCGAGATCGTGCCGCTCGGCGATGGAGATCGTCGAGCCAAGCACGCCCTCCAGTCGCTTGCCGATCTCGGTGTCGGCGTAGAGCTTCAGGATCGCATCGGACAGGGCATCGTCGATGGCTTCGAGAGAAGCGACGCTCGACTTCTTCTGGCTGTCGAAGGGCGCGAGCTGGCGCTTCAGCTCGGCCACCGCTTCCTTGTGCGCAGCATCGAGAGCTTTCGCCGCTTCGCGCACGCGCGCCAGAAGCTCGGCCGCTCGGCTCACGTTCTCGACGGTGACGTTCGGCACGATGCCGGCGCCCTTCTCACAGAGCGTGGTGATCGTCGAGATCAGGTCGGGGTTCGTCGCAGCGAGCCCGGTCGGTTTGTTCGCAGTGTCAGTCATGTTGTCCTCGCGCGTGTATGTTTGCAGGTTCGGGAAGGGTTGTCTAGTGGTTAGATCGCGTCGATGATCGACTTCGAGAGCTTGGTCTTCTCGGTCACTTCGCCATCCGCGTAGAACTTCAGGAAGGCGACGAGCTGCGGCACGGCCATCGCTCGCCACATGCGGAACGCCGGGCTGCTGTACGCGGCGAACGCCTCGCAGTATTTCCCGGCGTGCTGCGCCACGAAGAACCAGTCGCGCTTCAGCAGCAGCATCGAGAAGAAAACCTGATCCTTGTGCTCGGGCGGAACCTCACCGCGACTGCACCAGCTCGCATAGTCCGTGAACACGGACTCGACGACCGGGCTCTTCGCTTCGATCCCGGCGATGATCCGCCCGTCCTGCAAGCCGAGAGCATCCGGCGAGCAGCCGAGGAAGTGCGCGTAGGGCACCAGCTCCGGTACGTGGGACAGGTCGATCTTCTCGCCCTCGATGAACGGCGCGGCCTCGACCTCCATCTCCGGGTGCCGCTCCCACAGGTGGGCGATGGTGATCGGCTCGACACGGTGGCCGTGGGCTCGGGCGCCAGTGGTCTCGACGGTGAAGTCGGAGTTATCGGCGAGCCACAGCGTGCGTGCGATGCGCTCCCACACCTTGTGGTTCGCTTCCGGCGTTCCGGTGCGCCGGATGATCTCGCGCGCGATGCTTGCGGTCACACGCCCGGAGCGGCGCGCGGCGTGCTCATGCCTGTCCATTCGAATCCCCCTTCTTCGCCGGGCGCTCCGGCAGCGCGTAGCCTTCCTTCGAGAGCTTGTCCGCGACGACAGCCTTGTGTGCGTCGCTCATCGCGTCGTAGTAGGTGAAGAACGAGTCCGCGAAAAAGCGCCGGTTCATGTCGTCTTGCGTGCGGTGCGACCGCAGGGCCCACGCCACGGTGCGGAAGATGGTCGCCTCTTCGTGCATGGCGAACGCGGTGCGGACCAGCGCGTCGCCTTGCGCTTCGTTGACGGCGATCAGGAAGTCCAGTCCGGTGCTCACGACGCGGCCCCCTTGCGCTCGGCGACCAGCTTCATGCGAGCGATCAGCCGGGTTTTCAGCTCGTCGGCCTTGTCCGCCGGGAGATCGGCAGCTTTCAGGACGCCCATCGCCTGCGCACCGCGCTCGATCCAGATGCCGCGCTGCGACTCGGGAACTTCGGTCAGCTCGTTGGCGATGGCAGTCAGGGTCTCCGGGGAAACCAGCTCGCCCTCCGGTTCGGGCTCCGGCATGGCGTCGAAGTCCATCGGCTCGACGCGGGCGATGGCTTCCATCGCGGTCGCAATCGCGGCGTCGTGGGGCCAGTGCTTCCAGCCGCGGCGCACGGAGCACTTCTTGCGCATCTCATCAGGCCAGAACCGCCACGACGGCGGGAGCTGCCCTTGGTTCATGCGCTTGGCTTGCTCGGCAGCAGCCTCGACATCCTTCGCAGGCATGAACTCGACGTGGTTCTTGCCGTTCACGAAGAACGCGATGGTGTACGCGCCCTCGAAGTTTCCGCGGTCGCCGCGCGCGTGCTCGTGGTGGATGTGCTTGCCCGTGCTGTCGGTCCACTGGCGGAAGGTGTCGTTCGAGAACACGAGATCGCTCTGGATCATCAAGATCAATCCCGACCGCAGGACCATCGCTTCGAGGCCACGGTAGCTTGGAACGAAGAAGACGTGCCACACGTTGTTCACGCGGCGAGGCACGAGATAGCCGTGGCCGATGGCTGGCGACAGCGACAGGTTCATCTTGGCGGCATCGAGCAACGCATTCGCGAGGCTCTCCGGGTTCTCGTTCGCTGCCTTCAAGAGCGTGTCGTTGTTCAAGATGAGCTGCGTCGCGTAGCGCGTCTCGGCGTCGAAGTCGAGCGGGCCGGCGACCTTGAAGCGGCGGCGCGTGCCCGGCGTGTAGGCGAGCGTGAAGTTCGGGGCGGGCGTGGCGGACTTCGTGGCGGCGGGCTTGCGTGGCATGGATCGGTCTCCCTTGTGGTGATGTAATGTTTGCACAACCTGCGAAGTCATGCAAGAGGGTACTTCGGGACTTCGCCGGGGTGCTTCAGGCCGGCGAGCGCGAACACGTCGTAGCCGAGCGCACGGCACAGCTCGGTCAGCCAGTAGAGCTGCGTTCCCCACTGGCGCTCCCACGACAGCACGCCGACCCCGTAGTCGATCCCGTTCTTGCCGACGTGAAGGTCCGCATCGAGCGGGATCACAAGCCAGTCGCTCGTGCGCTGCGCTCCGCCACGGCTCACGCCGAACTCCGTCATGCTGCCGCCGTGGACGTGATGCAGCGTGGGGTTCGGTCGCTCAGTGATGATGCAGCCGTTGAGCCGGCAGTTGAGATGGTGCTTCGCGATCTTCACCGCCCCTCCGACCAGATAGCGAAGGGCTTCGTGACCCATCGGTGATAGCGCTCGCGCGCGGCCGTGTCGTGGTCCAGCTCGCGCCGGCTCTCGATGCGGCACTTCTCCCGAATGAACTCGGCGCACTCGTCCGGGGTAGCGATCTTGTCGAGTCCGGCCGCGGACCGGACGTACTGCTGGAAGAGCTTGTCCGCGCAGAGCTTGCCGGCGTGCTGTGAGACAGGGCCACCGCGGAGCGTCTCGACCGTCTCGCGCTTCGCTTGGTTCACGACCTCGCCAGTGTCCGCGATCTCGACCAGCACGACGTTCCACTCGGCGGGCTTGTCGCTCGATGCCAGCGCAGGCAGCTCCCGGAACGCATTGAACGCGGTCTCGCTGGACAGGTTGAACCGGACCTTCGCGCCGAGCTGATTCGACACGCCCCATCCCGCGAACTCGCCCTCGAACTCCGCAATCGTCGAGTCGCGCTCCATCAGGTAGCAGCGGAACAGGATTCCCGCCTTGCCTTTCCGCCGCTTCGTGAGCGCCTTGAAGGTGCGGTAGTCATCCTCCGAGCCGAGCTGGAACTCGACTCGGTATCCCTTGGCGTGCGAACTCTCGGCGTTGTAAAGCCGAAACGTGCCGTAGTAGGCGACTTCTTCAGGCTTGATCGAAGTCGAATCCATCGAGTTTCTCCCGGCGCACGATCCACTTCTTCACGACGATGAGGCCGTCGATGCGAATGCCGTGCGCCTCAGCTATGGAATCGAGCACGTCGTCGAAGCGCGTCACGATGTCGTTCAGCAGCGGCTCTTCAACGCTGGACAGCGCATCGTCGTTGCCGATCTTGTGCAGCATCACGCCGCGCAGCGAAGAGATCAAGTCGCCCGGATCGAAGAAGTCGGACAGAAAAGGCGAGCGCACTTCGCACACGACAATCGGCGCAGTGAGGCTCGCCAGCTCGTCGATGTATCGTGAGCCGTCGGACGCGATGGACTGCACTTGTGCGGGGCGAGTCGATACCGACTCGGCCGCAGCGCGCGGCGAGTCGAAGGTGATCGGACTCATCAGCTCGCCTTCGTAGAACGCAATGAACTTACGCATTCGGGTCTCTCCACTTCGTTGTCGGGGTGTCGATTGCGACGACACGGAATCCGGGTCCGCCTTCCTTCTTGCCGAGCGCCTTCAGCGTCGGCACCAGCTCCGGGAAGTAGGTCTCGAACAGGTCTTTCAGCTCATCGGGTTTCGGCTTGTCGCTTTGCACGGAGGCTCATCCTCGCTTCGTTGATTCGGGTCTTCGCCTTCGCCAGTCGAGCGGTGTCGCCTTCGGTCAGCGCGTGGCCTCTGGACAGCTTGTCGGCGAGGATCGCGATGACATCGCTCTCGTCGTCGATCACAGCGAGCGCGGCGCCCCATTCGGCCATCGTGATCTGGCGCTTCAGGTCATCGCGTTGCTCGGCGTTGTAGGTCTCGGGGCGCGGCGGCATCAGGTCCGTGAGCTTCATCCCCACGGCGCCGACGACATCGCTCGCCGAGCAGCCGGCAAAGCACTTCAGGAGGATGCGCCCATCGCCCTTGTCGGTGATGACGAGCGCGTCCTTGCGGCGACTGTCGTGGTGCGGGCACCGGGCACGGTAGTCGCGCCCGAACTTGCGCACGCCGTCCAGCTTGCCGAGGAACACTTCGAGGTTAGGGTGCTGCAAGGCGGCGTTCCTTGGCTTGGCGGGCGGCGAAGGCGATGCCGCGGGAGATCACGTAGGCGCACACTTCAGGGCTCGGTTCGACCGGGACCATCGTGCGCCACGAGAACGGGGGCCATTCCTTCCACTTCGCCTTGTAGATTCCAGCGCACCAGCGGAAGGTCTTGCGGTTCTTGCGGGCGTAGCCGAGCAGCTCGGCGTAGAACTGAGCCTTCGCCTTGACGCCGGGCTTCCGCTTCTCCAGCGACTCGACTGTGAGCTGCACCAGCTCGGCATCGAGGTACTCCGCGAACTTGCCCGTCTTCTCGATGCGGGTTCCGCACATCGGGCACACGACGCGGCCAGAGAACACGAACGCGCACTCGCGGCAGGTGAACTCGACTGGCTCTTTCTTCCGCGCCGCCTTCGCTTCCTCGACCAGCTCTTTGCCCTCACGCAGCTTCCAATGGAAGTCGCGATCCACGCGGCCGTTCTGGTAGAACGATCCCGAGTGATCGAGCACGACGCACGAGGACTTGCCCTCGACCGGGCGGAGACCGCGGCCGATCATTTGCAGGTAGCGGCCGAGCGAGCGCGTCGGACGAGCCATCGCAACGCAGCTCACGTTCGGAACGTCGGTGCCTTCGATGAAGACCGAATCGTTCGTGAGTCCTACCAGCTCGCCACGACGGAACGCCGTGAGGATGTCGTCGCGGTGCTTGGTCGGCGTCTCGCCGTTGATATGGCCGAACGGGTAGCCGGCCGCGTTGAACGCTTCGGCGACGTGGATCGCGTGTTGCACGCCAGAGCAAAAGACGATGGTTTGTCGGCCGCGTGCGTGCCGAACCCAATTCTCCACGAGATCGCCGACGAGATGCCGCTGGTCCATTATCTCGGCAATCTGTTGCTCGTCGTAGTCGCCGCCGCGAATCTTCACGCCTTCGAGCTTCGGCACGAACGGCACGTAGTAGTCCACGCGCGGCACAAGGAATCCGTTCTGCATACCCCACAGGATCGAGGGTGTCTGCACCATGTGCGCGAATTGCTTCGCCAGTCCCACGCCGTCGGCGCGGATCGGCGTCGCGGTCATGCCGAGGATGGTGGCGCCCTGATCCGCAAGACGGTCCAGCAGCTCGGCATATCCCTTCGAGACGGCGCGGTGCGCTTCGTCCACGATGACGACGTTCGGCATCCACGAGGCCGATGTCTTGCCGATGGAGATGAACCCGCGCTTCGCCCACGAGCGGAGCGTGTCGATGCTGGCAACCTGCACGGGCAGGTGCAGCGACGGATAGCGCCCGGCCATGATGATCCCGGAAGGGATGAGCGCTTCGTGCAGACGGGCGTGGGCTTGGTCGATCAGCTCACGACGATGCGCGAGCAAGAGGACATTCTGATTCCGCTCGCGCAGCGCGGAGATGATGCGCGTCGCGATGACCGTCTTCCCCATGCCCGTCGGAGCGACGAGCAGCACGCGACGCTTCTCGGGCAGCGCTTCGAGGCATTCGAGCGCGGCCTGCGCCTGATACGCGCGATCCTGATACACGTCAACCTCCCCTTCAAGGTTGTGCAAACCTTACAGAATCAGTAGATCAAGAGCAAGAGCATCACAGCTCTCACTTCCGGACCCCGGAGGCAAGCCGAGAGCATCCCGACGCGCGGTCGAGAAAGCTCTCGGCTCGGGATGCAGGACTTCCGTCCCCCATCGGCGTAGCCGGCAGCATCTTGTTCGGGTCGCGCCCTATGCGTGCAACGGGGCGCCGCGATGTCTCAGACCCTATCCCACAGTCTCGCGCTTACTGGCGAGCGCGCTGCCGTTGACATCCGACCGCGCTCTCCAGCGGGCGTGCGTGGCGACGGGATGGGTGAGTTGCGCAGGGCGAAAGCCTGTGCAAACATTACGCCATCGGGCCTGCCGCTAAGCCACCCGATCAGGGCCCCCGAGCGTTCCGCCGGGGGCCTTGTTCTTTCAGCCTATGTCGCCCCGGCGATCCGGTCAACGGTTGACGCGGATCGCCGGGGCCGGGTAAGGTGGTCTCGCTTCAAGCGGACTCCCTTGCCGCGTGGGGTGGGGCCCCGGCCGAGCAATCGACCGGGGCCTTTCTGTTTCAGGGCTCAGAACGGGATGTCGTCGTCCTCGAACGTCCCTTCGCGCGTCGGCTGGCCGGTCTCTTCCGCAGCCGGCCCCGTCGTCGCAGGAGCCTCGCGAGAAGCGCGAGCCTGCCGACGCGAGCGCTGCCCCTCGCTCTCTTCCTCATCGCCTCCCGAGCGGCTCTCGCGGCCTCCCAAGAGCTGCATCTCGTTGCCGACGATGTACGTGGTGTAGCGATCCACGCCTTCCTTGTCGGTCCACTTCTCGGTGCGCAGCGAGCCCTCGACGTAGAGCTGTTTCCCCTTCTTCACGTACTCGCCCACGATCTCGGCGAGCTTGCCGAAGAACTTCACGCGGTGCCACTCGGCGCGCTCTTTCTTCTCGCCGGTTTGCTTGTCGGTCCACGACTCGTTGGTCGCGAGACTGACAGTTGTGATCGCACTCCCACTGGCCGTGTACCGTACCTCCGGATCGGAGCCAGCCGTTCCGAGAATGATCGCTTTGTTGACGCCCCTTGCCATAGCACGTTCCTCGCTTGTTGAACCACGGATGGAGGGAGGCAGCTCTCCAGCAAGAACTGGAGCGGATACCGCCCGGATGTGATGCGGTGCAGCTTGCCGCGCATCGAGCAGCTTGTGAGCGCGATGACGGTGTTTCTCGCAAGGCCGAGCCGTTCGCCGAGTTCGCGATTCGACAGGCCGTGCTGGTCTCTCACGAGGCGCCAGAGAGCGCGCTCGTATTCGATGGAGCTGGATCGGTAGATGGAAGCGTTAGCCTCCATCCTTCTTGACGCCCTCGTAGAGCGCGTTCATGCGAGAGATGCGCGCATCCGCGGCAACCTGCACGTCGGCGTAGTTGATTGTGTTGTTGTTGACGACCACGTTCGGGCCTACCCACTTCATGATCTGCGCGAGCTGGCGAAGCGCTTCCTGTTTGTCCACCAGCTTAATGTGGACGCGCTGTTTCGTCACGAGGTACGGAAGATCGTCCGGGCCCTTGACGATCTTCCCGTCGCCGTCAGTGAGCGCGACTTCTTCGTTGACCACGCGGATGTCGTCGATCAGCGCACGGAGAAGCGGAGGTAGCCGCTTCATCTCGGCGATGGTCATGACCTCGCCGTTGTCGTTGAAGAAGTCGAGGATGCTCGTGCGCGCCTGAGCCCACAGCAGGGCGAGCACTTGTTCCTTGTCCACTTCGGCGTGGGACATCGCCTGTTGAAGCTCATCGACGAACACATCAAAGTGGTTCTTGACGAACTGGCTCGCCTGTTGCTTCGCCGAAGGCTTGCCGACGACATCGGAGTAAGCCTTGCGGATGTCCTGTCCGTTGCGGAGGAACTCTTGGGCGACGAGCCGGGCGCGCACCTTCGTCGCGATCTGTTTCGAGAGGCGGCGCGACTCGGCTTGTTCGGCCTTGCGCGCTTGCGCGCGATCCTCTCGCGGGACGGCAAGCCCGGTCGGTTTGACCGGGCCGTTCTTTGTCTGGACGAGATCGTCGAGCTTGAACATCAGTGCGGCGTCCCTGCGCTCGCTTCCGCGATCTTGTCGGCGCGCGACTCAGCTTCCTCAATGGCGCAGCAGGTGTTGCAGAACTCTTCCATATGCTGATCCATCGAGCCCCCGGCAAGCATCGTGTGCAATGCCACCAGCGCGCGAGACAGGCACGACATCAGCTCTCGCATCGGATGATTGACGTTGAGCACGATGAAGAAGCCGTCCGAGCCGTCCGGGCAGCAATACGAGATCGCGCCCGGAGGAAGTCGCGTCTCAGGCGAATCTGGCGCATCGTAGCGAACGGTGACGGAGTGCAGCGGGTGCCACTTCTTGAACGCAGCGACCATGATCGCCGCCGGGTTTTCTACTGAGTCCATGAGTCGCTCCAGAAGTAATGGTTGCCGATTCGGAATGCGCCGGGCGCGCTGCCTTTGCAGTGCTCGGACGGAGAGCAGAACCGCGTTACGCGGCGGTCGAGGATCGAGATGCCATCCGCGCGTTCCTGAAGCCGCTCATGGGCTTCGTTGTACCAGAAGTCCCAATCCTTCGGCTTCTCGACGGGCCAGCTCACGAACCACACGAACTGTCCCGGCTGCGTCACGGACTCGCACACGGTGTCCGGGAAGCGACCGGAGTCGCGTCGGTTCAGGATGACTTCGGCCACCGCGCGACGCCCTTCGAGCGGCTCGCCTCTCGCTTCGTGCCAGAGAGCGATGGCGAGGCACTGGACTTCGCTGTCCCACAGGGCTTCGGCGTAGGACTCGCGCGGCGACGGCATGATGATCGCCCAAACGGGCACTGACAGCAGGCACGCAATCGAGATCGACTTCATGGCTTGCATACTCCGGCGAGGGATTCGAGAACGACCTGCATCGAGAAGTCCATCATCACAGGAATCTTGCGACCAGCGCGCACGCGGAATCCGCGTTCGAGGTACTGGAGATGCCGGCGTGATATGCCGGACATCTCCGAGACCTTGTTGCGGCTCCCGTGCTTTTCCGCTGCAAGCGAGATCAGGCGCTTCGCGTACTCAGGTGACGGGTTGTGCTCGTGACGAGCGTCGCGCATGGTCAGTCCTCGATCTTGGCACGGAGCGCTTCGCACTCACGCCACTGCATGAGCGCATGGTTCGCCGCGTCGATGTCGTCGGTCGGCACGCTGAAGCAGTCCGTGGTGCCGTTCATCGCCGGGTCGGGGATCAGCTTCGCGTTGCCGGTGATGAGCATCAGCGCGTGGGCCAGCGCAGGCGCAGCTTTCATCACGGCATGGTTCCAGTGACCCCGCAGCGCTTCGTTGTCGCGCCTTCGGGCCAGAGCCGCGGCGTTTTTTTCGGCGGCGGCGCGATGAGCCTCAAAGTTCTTCATCGCGACATCGAACGGTACGAGGTAGGTGAGCGGCTCGATCCGAGTCACGCCTTTGTCGGTGTTCACCAGCACGCCGTGTCCGCCGTTCGGGTCGATCTGAATGCGATAGCCAGCGCCGAACCGGTGCGGCTCGACCGCATTCACGTACAGCTTCTCCGGGATGCGCCACCAGCGCTTTTGGCGCACCGCGACTTCCATCCCCACCTTCAATTCGGAACGCTTCATGGTCTTCTCCCTTGCGAGGCGGGGGCCGGTTGCCCGGCCCCCTGTTGATTACGCGGCGACCGCGATCTTCTGAGCCTTCTCGAAAGCCCGGTTCTTCAGGGCCTCGCCAGCGCCGAGCCACGCGGAGCGCAGGCGGCTCTCGTCCGAGCGGGCCCGCTTGTTGTGGTCCACGTCGTAGGTGACTGCGTTCAACAGTCCCCACACGGTGCCCTTCGCAGACGGCAGGCTTGCGCCCGGCGAGCTGTGCAGGATGCCGGCAAGGCGCTCCATCGTCTTGTCCACCGACTTCTTCTCGGAGCCCGAGAGCTTGGCGGCTTCCTCGATGGTGAGATCGTGGTACACGTCGAGGAAGAACTTCACGGCCTGTTCCTGCGTCACGCCGGACTGCGCGAGCCGGGAGATGCTCTTGTCGAAGCTCTCGAAGGCGTCGCCGATCTTGAGCTGCGTCTTCACGGCGTCGGCGTTGAAGGCCGTGTTGTGCCGGGTCGCCACCGAGATGCCGCCGGTCGCGCCGTGCGCCATCGTGAGCGTGTTGTTGCACACGACGCGGACCGACGTGAAGCGAGCGATGGTCGAGAAGCTGCCGTCGAAGCTGGTGTAGAGCAGCACGTAGGCGTTCACGCGGTCGGAGCCCGGCAGGATCGTGGAGAGACCGGTCTTCGCCAGCGCCCACACGATGCGGCCACCCTTCAGCGAGCCCATCGTCTCCATCGCGAAGCCGTGGCGGTCGCACAGGTCTTCGTAGAAGTCCACGACGGCCTTCGGCTGCACGATCTGGTAGCGGTCGGAGACGATGCCGAGCGCGTCGCCGGTGTCGCTGCGGTACAGGATCACGCGGTCATCGACGACGCGCTCGGCGCCCTTGCTGTCGAGGTACAGCGCGTTGGCGCGTTCGGCCGTCCAGTCGAGGCCGGCGGCGACGCGCCACGTGTCGAGATCGGCGCCCTTCGGCATCTCGAACCCGAGACCGTGCCACGGCTTCTCGCCGAGGTAGGCGATGTTGGCGCGCTTGTTGCTCATGTCGATCAGGTGCATGGTGATGGCTCTCTCTGCTGTGGGTGGGCCGGATCGTTCCGGCAGGGTGAACGCTACTAGCACTTGTGCTACTTGTCAACACCCACAAACATGCGTCATGTTTGCAGGCGACGAAGGGGTGGACCATGAAGAGCTTCAGTACGCGGATCGAGGAACACCGGGGCCAGCTCCCGGCCGGCGCGAAGAAGGTGCTCAAGAAGGCGGACGAGATGCTTGCGGTGACGTTGCCGCGCGGCGTCCGCCGTGTAGTGCTCTACAAGGCGGACTGGCTGGAGATCGACCGCGCGCTGAAGGCGCTGACGAACGGCGAGATCACGGCGTCGAATGCGACGCTTCAGGGCTTGCCGCTTGTTCCTCTGGACTGACGTGTCGTCGATGACGCCGTGCAGTTTCGATCAGGGCAAGCTCGATGGCTGCGGTAGCCTTGAGCTTGGTCTTCTCCATGATCGACGACAAGGCGGCTGCTGCCACCTTGTCGATCCAGAGGTTGATCCGGCGCCCGCCGGACTCAAGGATGGCGCGCTCGCGGTTGCGAGTGTTGCGCTTCATCTTGTCGGCGCGCGTCTCGGTCATGGCAGCTTGTCCGCGATCAGGTCCAGCGCCGCGCGCTGGAGTTCGGTGATGTTCCAACCGAAGTCGCTCGTGCTCTCCAGCTTGGCGAGCGCGCGGAGTCGGCGAGACAGCTCGGAGGGAGCGGTCGGCAACGGCGACACGCGGTGCGCGTCCGTGCGCAGCACGTCTTCCGCCAGCCGTCTCGCGTCTTCGCGCAGCCGCACGGAGAACGGCTCGTCGCTCGCAAGCTGCCGCGCCTTGTGCAGCATCGAGGAAGACCACGCGCCGGTCGGCGTGAGCGTCTCGGGCGAGCGCTGCGCCATCTCGGCGAGGAACACGGCGTCGAAGCCGGTGAGGGTGATGATGCGGTTCGAGTTCGGTGTGTCCATGTCGGTTCCTTCAGGCGGGTTGCACGATGAGATGTTGGCCGGGCCGCGGCCGGAGCTTGGCGAGGACGCGCCGCGCCACCAGCTCCGAGCGGTAACGCTTCGCGTGGTTCCGAGCGTGCGAGTAGATGTAAGGCCACGCCGGCACGGATCGGACATGCCCTTCGATGCGCCGTCTCGGCCGGTGATCTCCGACCCGGAACACCGATACCACGTACCACAGCTCGCTCTCGATGTCCCCGGCTGGCCTGCCGGGGAACTCGGGAATGATGGCGATCACGAACTTGCGCATGGTTCAGTCTCCCTTGAGCGCGGCGACGATCTTCGCGCAGCGCTGCCTTCTGTTGTGGAGAAAAAGCATTCCGCCCCAAGCGTAGGCGCGAGTCTGTCGCTTGCCGGCAGTGCCGTCGTAGCGCGGCGCGCTCCACGTCCACAGCTCGATGAAGAGCCGCGTGGCGCGGGGGCTGAAACGCTCGTTGCCAACCACGCCGACGCGATTAAGCGACTCTCGGATCACGTCGTTCAGGCTGGCGCCGCTGACGATCCAGCGGCGCACGGTTTCACGATCCTGCGGGCGCATAACTCAGCCTCCCTTGGCGGCGGCGAGGGCGGCGCGCACCGTGGCCGGAACCTCGTTCAGCAGGCGGATTGCGTTCGCATCGAGCGCGGACGCGCCCCAATTAAACTTCGGCAGCGCTTCACGAATCAGTCGCTCCGCCGCCTCCAGCGCTTCCACCATTTCGTTGTGCGACCGCACTGCGCGGATGATGTCGGGCGCGTACTTCGGGGCGCACGCGAGAGCGACGTTGTATCCGCCGATGTAGAGGTTCACGTTTCCGTCGCCGCGGGCAACGGGCGCGAGGTTCTTCAGTTCTTCGCGGATCATGGCTCAGTACCTCTTCGGACGGAGCGGAGTGCGGAAGCCTTGCGGGATCGCTCCCGCGAGGATGTCGTCAGCCTTCGCGAGCACGCGGCGCGCGATGGGATGCGTGGACGAAATGGTGCGGCCGTCCACAGTGATCGTGTCCACGACGTTGTATTCGTCGAACGTGACGACGACGGACTTGCCTTCGTTGGTGTGCAGTGTGCGTGCGATGGTCATGATGTTCTCCCTTGCGTGGTGATGCGCGCCCCGGTGCGGGGCGCGCTGTTGTTGTCAGGCGTGAACGCCAGCGATGAGCTTTCCGCCGATCACAATCGGCGTGACGAGAGGAAATCCGGGCGCGAAGTTCAGAATCACGCGGTCCGGGTTTTCCCAAGTCTGCGCGGTTGGGTAGCGCGAACGGATTCGCGCGTGCATCGGCGTCAAGGTTTTGGTGGTGTATCGACAGGCGTACTTGAATGCAGCCTTCGATCCACGTGGCTTGCGGGTTCTGGTGTAGACGGTGGTGAAGCTCATGGAGGCTCCCTTCACTTCGTTCCGAGCGGATCGCTCGATGCTGCCCTCTGTGCAGAGGGCAGACTCCAGAGATCACGTCGTGCAAGCAGCGACGAAGCGGGCAGCGTCGAAGCGCGGATTGTCGCGACCAAGCTCCCGCACGAAGTTCTGGATGATCTGATCCATGTGCGAGCGCTCCGAGCTGTACGGAGCCGCGTCGAGGTACGGCGTGCGGATGCAATCGGCGATCAGTTGATAGTCTTTGCGAGTCATGGCGGTGCTCCCTTGTTGGGTTACGAGCTGAGATCGCTCGATGCTGCCGCCCACACGGGGCGGCAGACTCCAGTGATCTTGCACAGCTTCCGGGATGTACCGGCGCGGCAGTCATCTCACACTGCCTGTCCCTCTCGCACTCGCCGCAGTACCGGGGGTTCTTCCTGCGGGTCTAAGCGGTCACGAGCCGTAGCTCGATGGTGTGAACGATACGCGCGTATCAGCCCGGTGTCAACCCCCCATAGATCAAGACACAATCTGTAACAATCGACTGGAGACCAAGATGCACGCACTTGAACGAGCGACCGGCGCGCAGCGCGCGAAGATCGAACTCATGGTGATGAAGATGGAACTCGACACGAACACGATCAGCGTGATGCACCGACGCATCGGCATCAGCGATCAATGGATCGGGCGCAGCTTCAGCGAATGGCTGCAAGGGCTCACGATGAGCGAAGCGTCGCGATTGATCGAGAAACTGGAGAAGATGAAGTGAGCGAGCAAATCGAAATCTTCCAAGCGATGAGAGGGCATCAGCAAGAAGAGCGGCGCGAGCGTCGCGCTTCGCACGCGAGCACACTTCGCGCGCTCGGCGTCAACATGCAGGAGAAGAATCAGGGCGCGCATCTCATCATCCGACGCAACGGGCTCACGGTGGACTTCTGGCCCGGCACCGAGCGGTGGATGGTGCGGGGTGAATCAGGCCGTACACGGAGGGGCTTCGGGGCCCTTCTGGACCGGCTGAATCTCGTCGTTGACCCTGCCTCCGGGCAGTAGCACAATCAGACCACGCGAAGGGGAAAATCATGGGTCTCAGGGTCTACAGAAAGCGCACCGTTTTGCGCGTATCACGGGTCGCCCTGCCGGGCGTCCCGTTCAAGATCGACGGCAAGGCCGAGAAGGGGCCGACACGCATCCGGTGGGGCATCTTCGCCGGGCGCGAGCTGTTGAGCTTCCGCTCGATGAAGATGCTGGCCGTCGATGCGGCCTGCGGGATGGCTCGCGACTTGTGGGAAGTGCATCGCGTCCCGGCTCAGGTGGTGATCCACGCGACCAACGGCCGCATCCAGAGCGAGCGCACTTACCCGGACCGCACTCCGAGGCGGAAAGGCTAATTGAATCAATGGCTTACGGTTACAAGGGAGACCGTATCATGCGTAGTGCAATCGCGTTGCTCTTACTCGCCCCGGCGCTGGCCGCGGCGCAGCTCGTGCCGCCGTCGCCGATGCCCGATCTCGTGCGGATCATCGACGACGTGAACGGCGAGCGCTGGTACATCCCGTTCCAGTTCGACGTGATCCTCGCGTCGGATGAATCGCATCCCGGCGTTCCGGGTCCGGGAATCGGCACTGGCTACATCACGGTGGCGTCCTACCTGCCCGACGGCACGCTGGAGCTGGTGGAGAACCGCGTCGCATACAGCGCGCGCTGGACGCAGAGAGACATCATCGGCGGAACGCCGCGCGTCACGCTCTACGTGATCGCCGATCCGGATGCGATCTCCGGCGATAGCTTCGAGAGCGAGTTCGTGTGGAGCGAGTACCAGCTCTCCGCCGGCTGCAATCCGCGCGTCGAGGACTGCCGCCGATGAGCAGTCTTCAGCGGTTGTTTGCAGCAGACGATGCGGTCCAGCGCTGGACCGCCCAAAGGGAGTTCGCGACGGCGCGGCTGGAGATCGCGAGGATGGACCGCGCGATGGCGTGGCTGCTGTCGCAGCACGAGCCCGTCGCGAAGCTCGGGATCAACCGCTCCGTGCTCGCGGTGCTGTTCGCGTTCGTGAAGCATGGCGACGAGAAGCGACTGGAGCGAGAGATCGAGGCGGCAGAGCAGGGTGACGAGCCGTGAAGAGCCTCCAGACGCTCATCTCCGAGCGGTTCAGCAAGGACGCGCTCGTGGCCTTCGAGGTTGCGGACCGTCCGGGATTCGCCGGGCGCGGGTTCGCCGATGCCGTTGCTGTCGGGTTCTGGCCGAGCCGCGGACTGCACGTCCGGGGCTTCGAGTGCAAGGTGAGCCGTTCCGACTGGCTCCGGGAGCTGTCGAAGCCCGACAAGGCGGAGCGGTTCGCGAGCCTGTGCCACGAGTGGTGGGTGGTGACGACGCCGGACGTGGTGAAGGAAGGCGAGCTGCCCGGCGCATGGGGCTTGCTGGAGAAGCGGGGCGACTCCCTGCGCGTCGTGGTTCAGGCCGAGCGGAGACCTGATACGCACGTCGTGCCGTGGGGCTTCGCCGTGTGCATCATGCGTCGACTGCATGAGGCAGCGCAGGAAGGCCGCATGGCCGCAGCGAAAGCGATGACGGCCGGCTACAGGCAGGAAGCCGAGAGGCTCGCCGAGCTGAAGATCAGCCACGTCCGCGAGCAAGCGCAGAAGATCGTCTCGCGCGCTGTCGAGCTGGAGCGCATGACGGGCATCGACTTGCTGTACGGCCACGACGTGCAGCGCATGGCGAAAGCGATCAACGGCGCTGCGCAGCTCCAGCGCTCGATCCAGTACGCCGAGCAACACGCGGAGCAGCTCGCGATCACAGCCGACCGGCTGCGCGAGATGTGCAACAAGCTGAAGGAAGACCACAAGGGAGAGCAGAAGTGAGCGACGACAAGGTGTTGCGATACGCGCAAATCATCTCCACGCAGGCGGGCGCGCTTCGCTTGTGCATCGACACGATGAAGGAGCTTCGGCTCGAAGCGTCGGGAGAGTCAGAACGCGCGTCGAGGGTCGCGGTTGCGATCCATCATGCGACGGAGGCGCTGGCATTGCCCGCGTTGGACGAGCGAGTGCTGTGCGCCGAGCGGCACACGCTGTACGCCATCCGCCGCAACACCGATGCGACCGAGGGCCGGGGATTCAACATCACGGTCGGTGTCGCCGACATGGAAGCCACCGCGCTCCGCCTTGCCCGTGGAATCGACGTGCAAGGCTGCGACGGCAAGGTGAATCCGTTCAAGGTGATGCGGGACCAGCACGGGCACGACTGGATTCCCCTATGGGCCGGACACGCGGCGAAGGTCGCAACGCCCGAAGACATCCGGCGGCAGAAAGAGCTGGATGAGCGCAAGGCGGTTGTGGAGAAAGCGAAGGCGCTCGGCCTGTCCGACATCGACATCGCGGTGCTGCGCGGGTGATACGCACATGGCTAACCGGAAAGCGGTGTGGTCGGTAGAGCTGAACGTGGAGTGCCCTGCCTGCACGAAGTACGTGGACTTGCTGGAGACCGCCGGCTTCATGTGCGACGCGCCGTTCGAGATCGCGGAGCACGGCACGGAGAAGACGCGCGACGTGGAAGTGTCGTGCCCGAAGTGCGGCTTCGAGTTCTACGTGGACTTGGAATACTGATACGCGCACTCAACAAGGGAGATCGCCATGCAATTCATGTTCGCCACGTGTGAGAGACACCGCGCGCTGCAATTCCTTCGCGCCCTGCACCCGACCGTGGAGATGCACGACACGCCGGAGAGCTGCAAGGACATCCTCGACATCATCGAGGCCGACGAGCTGCGCGTCGCCGATCCGGCATTCCACGCCGGCCAGATGGTGGCCGGGAAGAACATGAAGCCCGACACCATCGAACGCGCGATGGTCGCGATGACGAAGGCGGGGATCGTGTTCGGCACGCACCCCGACCGCGAGAAGCATTGATACGCGCGAATCATTCAAGGGAGATCAACGTGGAAGGCTACGCGACAAAACAGAACAAGGCAGTGGAGAAGGCGTGCGATGCCGTGAATCTCGCGCGCAAGAAGCTGCGCGAAGTGCTGGAGCGCGAGTTCCCGTTCGGGATGGCGGTGCGCGTGACGCACAGTCGCGGGCAGTTCGACGGGCACGTCGCCGGATGGGAAGATCATGGCGCTGCCGTCATCGTGGAGAACGACACCACGGGTAAGTTCAAGGCGTGGTGGTATCGCCACGTCGAGCCGATACGCGCGTCGTGATACGCGCACAACCACGCAAGGGAGATACGCGCATGATCTTCAACGAAATCAGGGCGCTCGCCGAAGAACTGCGGAGCAGGCTCGACAGCCTGTCGGCGTCGGATCAGATGGTGAGGCATCCGGGGATGCAGAGAGCGCTCGGCGTGCTGACCGACATCGAGCGCGCCGGGCCCGGTGCATGGGCCGTGCTGCAAGAGCGCGCGCGGCAGCAGGCGCCGATGCAGGCGGGCGGCGAGGCGTTGTCCCGGATGCACGACGCGGAGCACAACCGGGCCGGCGAGCTTGGGCTCGCGGCGACGACCTACGTAGCGGCGGCGATCTCGAAGCCGGGCGTGCGGCGCCAGTATCGCGAGCGGATGCACGAGGGCGCAGTTCGGCACCCGATGACGGGGATGTGGCCGGTGTGGACGTGGCCGTCCACGTGGGACGCGGAAGCGTTCAAGATGGGGAAGGGCGACACCGAAGCCGAGCGCATCCGGGAGCTGGAGAAGGCCGGCGCGCTGGTGGCCGCGGAGATCGACCGGCGGAGAGCGTTGTGATGACGACGTTCAAGCGCTACGTGTGCAACCTGTGCAGGCAGGAGATCGGCGACGATAGCTGCGGCGCTGCCGTCGGCTTCTCGAATCGCCTTGCGAGTGCGCGTGACCACAGCTCCACCGGTGACAACTACCGCAATGTTCCCGTCGCGCTTCTGCCGCTCGAAACGCGAAGCGACATCGACTCGCACATCTGCCGCACGTGCGCGAACGAGATCGCCGAGATGCAGTTTCCGGAGAGCTGGAGATGACGACGCTGTGGATAATCGAGAGGCGAGACGCGCAGGGCAAGCTCTCGTTCAATTTGCCGCAACCGTCGCACTACTTCGGCGCTTGCGCGATCACAGGCATGACGGAGGACTTCATGGCGCGAGTGATCTTCGCAGCGCTTGGCGATGTTGTTCTTGCAGGGGACCAGATCGAGAAGTGGCCGTCGCTTCTGCATCCGGAGTGGGTCGCGAGGAAAAAGACGTGGTGAAGCGCGGGCGTAGCTCAAAGGTAGAGCAGCAGCCTTCCAAGCTGCCCGCTGTGGGTTCAAGTCCCATCGCCCGCTCCACGCCGCGCAGTGATGCAATCGACGCGCGCAGATTGCGCGGCGAGCGCAGCTCGCTCATGCTGTGGCACGAGCTGTTGTCCCTCTGTCGCGAGATGGAGGCCCGAGTCAATCAACTGGAGATCGAACATGCTGAAGCGCGAAGAGCTGGTAAGCGCACTGCTACCCGTGCGCGATGAGCTGCTGAACCTCACGACCCGCGTCGAAGAGCTGCTGGTGCTCGCCGGTGGCGGGAACAACCCCACGGGCACCGAAGACCCGGCAACGTCGCCGCTCGGCCCCGATGGCCTGTGGGTGCCGCCTCGTGTGGCGCTGCTGGCCGCGAAGGCGGAAGCGATGTATCCGGGCGGGATCGCCGAAGGGCAGGACTACGACTTCTCCCTGCGCCAGTGGACGCGCCGTCGCGTGGCGTGGCCGGTCGGCTTCTACGCCAGCGCGAGCATCTACCCGACGAACGAGACCGGGGTGACGCGACTGGACCTCACGGACAAGCAGCGTGCGAAGCTGCAAGAGATGCACAACTTCAGCGTGGGCCCGGCCGGTGCGATGCAGGACACCGGGATGAGCCTGTGCCACGTGCCGCTCGGCGATGGTCCGCTGCAAGGCGGCTACGTCGCGGCGCTCCCGGTCACGTACACGAACAACCTCGAACGGCTGTGGCGTGACATCGACGGGTTCTTCGCGAAGATCGGCGTCACGCTGTGATCGCGAGCCCGCAGCACGAGAAGCCGATCCCGTGGGTCGGCTTCTGCATCGGGGGTAGCCTGCACGGGCAGGCTATCCCTCTTCCCTCGAAGCCGCCGGCCGGGGTGAAGACGCTCACGCTGACGGCGAAGGTGGCGGACGCAGCCGCACCGCCCGAGCGGTACCGCATCGGGTTCCGGGACATCGAGGCGATCCCGGTCAGCCACGACGGCCGCGGCGGCTCCATGTTCGCGGTGATGCTCTTCGGGAGCGACACATGAAGAAGAAGGACGATTGGGAGACGCTGTTCTGGTGCCTGATCGGCATGATCGCCGCGGGTGCTGGCGGATTCGCATGGGGATGGATTGCGCGAGGCTCGATGCTATGACCGAGCGATTCCGCGTGATCGTGTGCGGTGGGCGGGACTACGCGAAGGTCGCGACGGACAGTCGCAAGACCAGCCGGTCCGGTGCGCTCGACGAGCTGGCGAAGCTGTGTGACGTGCTCGACAGCCTGAAGCGCAAGCATCCCGGCCTGCACATCGTCACGGGTGCAGCCCACGGCGCCGACGCTGCCGCGCTGGCGTGGGCGATGAGGAACGAAGTGAGCTTCGAGGGCTACCCGGCGAATTGGTCGAAGTGGGGCGACGCGGCCGGGCCGCAGCGCAACACGTACATGGTCGCGCTCGGGGCGGACGCTGTGGTGGCGTTCCCCGGTGGCAGCGGCACAGCGCACATGATCCGGATCGCGCAAGCCGCGGGGATCAAGGTGTGGTGTCCGTTCGGGCAGCCGGAGAAGGCCGGTGGGTGAAGTGGCGGTGGTGCGCAACTACCCGGACGGCTCGACGTTCCAGAACGACAAGGCGTCGATCATCGCCGCGCTGCGCGAGTTCGTGGATGGGCTCGAAGCCGACGACGAAGCGCATCCCATGCGGATTACGTTCGTGATGCAGACGCGCGAGGGCGTCGTGAAGCGGCCGGTGACGGTCGGTATTCGGACGACGCATCTCGAAGCGCTCGGGCTTCTCCAGTGGGGCGCGGACATGCTGACGAGGCCGAAGGAATGAGCCAATACGGGCGCATCGGCAGGAGAGACGAGAACGAGCCCGAGATCGTGCGCGCGCTCAAGCAGATTGGCGCGTCGGTGATTCGGCTGCACAACTGCGATCTTCTCGTCGGCTACAGGGGCAAGAACATCCTCATCGAGCTGAAGGACGGAGCGAAGCCGCCGAGCGCGCGCAAGCTCACGGACAAGCAGCTCATCTTCCGGGCGGAGTGGCGCGGTCAGTATGACGTGGCGCACTCCATCGACGACGTGCTGCAAATCATCAGGAGACTGACCACGTGAGCCAGAAAGCGCTGCCATCCCCCACCGGCGTCATGCGCCGCACGGTGCTATCGGAGGCCATTGCGCACGCTATCGGCTGGTGGCCGCTCGCCGAGAGCTTCCGCTTCCATCTCATGCCGCAACGCATGATCGACGCGATGAGCTGGTGGAAGTGAGCGTTCCAGCATTCAAGCTCGAAGACCTCGCTCGACCGATCAAGGTCGAAGAGATTCACTCGGTCGATCCGCCGACCTTCAAGACGAAGGAAGAGGCGCAGCAGTTCGCCGAGTGGGTGATCTCGTTCCGTGATCGTCCGTGGGATTGGGTGCTGGCGTGCTACCCGTGGGGCGAGCGCGGCACGGACCTTGAGCGGCGCTACCCGGAGACGTGGCAGCGCAACGTCCTCATGGACCTGCAAGAGAGACTGACGAACGGACTGTCGCCGGAGGAAGCGCTCAACACGGTCATCAAGGTGAGCGTCGCGACGGGTCACGGTGTCGGCAAGACGGCGTTAGTGGCGTGGATCATCCACTGGTTCATCTCGACGCACGTCCGACCGCAGATCGTGGTCACGGCGTCCACCGAGAACCAGCTCGACACGAAGACGTGGCGCGAGCTGCGCAAGTGGCAGAAGCACGCGATCAACGGGTGGATGTTCGAGTGGACGGCCACGCGCTACAGGCATCGCGACGACGGCGAGCTGTGGTTCGCTGCGAAGGTGCCGTGGTCGGAGGCGAACTCACAGGCGTTCGCCGGCACGCACGAGAAGTACGTGATGTTCGTCTTCGACGAAGCGTCGGGCATCGCGCCGAAGATTTGGGAAGTCGCGGAAGGTGGACTCACGTCGGGCCGATGTTTGTTCTTCGCGTTCGGCAACCCGACCGAGAGCAGCGGCGGCTTCCACGACTCGCATCACAGGTTCCGCCACCGATGGAAGACGTACACGGTGGACTCGCGAACCGTGACGTTCACGAACAGGCAGCAGCTCACGGAGTGGATCGAGGACCACGGCGAAGACAGCGACTTCGTGCGCGTCCGCGTGCGCGGCATGTTCCCGCATCAGGCGTTCAGCCAGTTCATCAGCCCGGTCGATGTCGCGGAAGCGGTCAAGCGCAAGATCGAATGGAAGGACGTGCCGCGCACGGTGCCGCGCATCATGGGCGTTGACGTGGCGCGGCAGGGAGACGACAGTAGCGTGATCGTGCTCCGCGTCGGGCGGAAGATGCACCCGACCATCATCCGACTCAACGTGCGCGACCTCATGGCGGTGGCGTCGCGCGTGATGACGGCGATACGCGACTTCGCCCCGGACGTGATCTTCGTGGACGCTACGGGCATGGGCTCTGGCGTGTACGACCGGCTCGTGCAGATGGGCGTGCAGAACGTGGTGGAAGTCCACAGCGGATCGAAGCCGGAAGACCCTAGCGAGAAGAAGGTCTACGCGAACATGCGGATCGTGATGTGGGCCCGGATGCGCGACTGGCTCAAGGGCGCCGACATCCCGGATGACCCGATGCTGCAATCCGACATCCTCGCGCCGACCTACACGTACCAGCGCACGACGCAGCTTGAGCTGCTGGAGTCGAAGGAAGACATGAAGGCGCGCGGAGTGCCGTCGCCGGACGCGGCCGACGCGCTCGCGTTGACCTTCTTCCAGAAGGTGCCGTCCCGGCTGGCGGGGACACGGAGTGCAGAACCGGATGCGGTATGATCGTAGCGCGCGGGCCCGCCGCCGGGTTTCCCCTTCCTCGCGCCCCCTGCGGCGGCGCCCCGCGCACTGGAGAACGTCATGAGCCAGCCTGAGCCCAAGCAAGACATCGATCCCGGAGGCCACGGCGTCCGGCAAACCGACTGGCAGACCATCGTGGACACGGCCGAAGGCAACCGCCCGGACGAGCCCGAAGTCTATCGGTTCGGCAACCGCATCTTCGTCGAGAAGGAGCCTTACGAGTGAGCACGCTCACCATCGCGCTCTTTCTCTGCGCGTCGATCATCGCGTACCTCGCGATGAGCTGGCATCGCAACACGTCGCCGGAAGCTGCGATCTTCATCAACGGATCGCACTTCGTTGCGCTTGCGATGTGCAACATGCACTTGGTCATCAAGCTGGTGCTCTTCTGGCTCGTCGTCATGGCGACGATGCCGGACCGCGTGGTCACGATGAGCCGGCGCTTTGGGGCGACGCTGATTCCGTTGATCGGGTTGGCTGTGGAGGCGCTATGGGTATCCTGACCGAGCTGTATCGGAGAGCGGGCGTCTCCACGCCTCGTTCCGAGCGGGGCGCGATCCGAGACGAAGGCGCCGAGCCGGAGGGCCTCGCGCTGCATCCCGATGAGCTGGTGAACCTCCATGCGTCGATGCACATCATCGCGAAGGAAGCGATGAACGTGCTGTGCAAGCACTATCCCGGATGGCGGTGGGGCGTGCAGCCCGACAACCGCGGGCAAGTCATCAACATACTCAACCTCTCCATGCAGCCGCGCCCGGCTGGCGAAGCGTTCGGCTACACGATCCGCATGGACGATCTTCGCGATGACCCGAACTTGCGCGCCGTGCGCAAGGCGGGCGCCGAGCTGCTGCGCGCCTTCGGCTACGAGGGAAGCGCGTTCAATGAGGACCGCTTCGCAGCGCTTCCGCGCGACCAGCTCGGGAACGTGCTGATCCGCCCGGACTGTCTGCCGAAAGGTCGCAAGCGCACGCAAGCCGAGATCGAGCTGGCGGTGGCCGAAGGCCGCGCCGAGTTCGTGACCGATGCCACAGGCTCCGACGGATCGTCGGGCGTCATCCTCCAGATCAAGGGGTAAGCCATGCGCTCGCAACCGTCCAGCGAATCACGGCTCGAAGGGTTCCGCGATCCGACGCCGCCGTCATCGGCCGAGCCGGTGAATGCGCCGAACACAGGCGGCATGGCGGACATGATCGACGTGATGTCGGAGGGCCTCATCCCGCAGCGGCCGACGGTGATGCAGTCGGCACAGCCAGCCGACCTCTCCGATTCGCGATGGGTGCGGATGGCGAGCGAGTGCTACACGACGAGCACGACGTTCTTCGACAGCGCGGTGCGCAAGCGAATCGAGGACGCGCACGCGCTGTACCGCAGCGAGCATCCCGCGGGCAGCAAGTACCATCTCCCGAGCTTCGCGAAGCGCTCGAAGATGTTCCGCCCGAAGACGCGCGCGATGGTGCGCAAGCAGGAAGCCGCCGCCGCGCTGGCGTTCTTCTCGACTGGCGACGCGATCTCCATCGGCGCGGTGAACTCCGGCGACAAGGCCGCGGTGCGCGACGCGAAGATTCAGGAGGCGCTGCTGAACTACCGACTCTCCGAGTCGGTGAAGTTCTTCCCGCTCATCATCGGCGCGCTGCAAGACGCGGCTCGGCAGGGCTTCGTCGTGGCGAAGACCGCGTGGCAGTACCGGGAGTCCACCAGCTACTTCTCCGAGCGGGACGCGAACGGCGAGACCAAGCTCATCACGGAGAACAGGGTGGTGGAGGACCGGCCGCAGATCACGCTGATCCCGGCCGAGAACTTCCGCGTGGACCCCGCGGCCGACTGGCTTGACCCGATCAACTCCAGCCCGTACATCATCGAGATCATCCCGATGTACGTGTGCGACATCCGGGAGCGGATGCGCAACGACCGCATCCGCCCGAGCCTGCGCTACCGTGACTACTCCGACGGCGAGCTGCTGGCGGGCATGAAGCAATCGTGGGACTCCCTGCGCGCTGCGCGCGAGGGCACGCGACAGGATCGCTTCGACGCATCGAACGGCCTGCGCGAGTACGCCGTGGCGTGGGTCCACCGCAACATCATGCGCGTCGATGGCGAGGACTACGTGTACGACACCATCGGCACGGAGATGCTTCTCAGCGACCCGGTGCCGCTGTCGGAGATCGACCCGCGCGGGTATCGCCCCTACGTGATGGGCTACTCGGTGATCGAGTCGCACAACCCGATGCCCGACGGCATGGTGCGGATGCTCCAGCCGGTGCAGGAAGAGATCAACGAGACCGCGAACCTGCGGCTCGACGCGACCAAGATGGCGACGATGGGTCGCTACTTCGTGCGCCGCGGATCGGCCGTGGACATGGACGCGCTCACGCGCTTCGTGCCGGCCGGCGTGATCGAGACGAACAACCCCGGTACCGACGTGAAGTGGGACCGCGCGCCCGAGCCCGGCCGCGGATCGCTCGAAGAGCACAACCTTCTCCAACTGGAGATGGACGACCTCATCGGCAACTTCTCCGGCGCGTCGGTCGGCGCGAACCGCCAGCTCAACGAAACGGTCGGCGGCATGACGATGCTCGGCGAGGGCGCGAACGTGCTCACCGAGCTGTCCGTGCGGAGCTTCAGCGAGACCTTCGTGGAGCCGTTGCTGCGGCAGACGGCGGACCTCATCAAGCTGTGGGAGACGGACCAGACCGTCGCCGCGCTGGTGGGCGCACGGCTGCAAGCGGAGGCCGGGCAAGTGTTCCGCGCGCTGGAGACACCGAGCCGCGTGATGGTGAACGCGGGCTTCGGCGCGACGAACCCGATCAAGCGCGTCGAGAAGATGTCCGTCGGTCTCCAGACCATCGCGGGCATGTTCCCGCAGATGCTTCAGACCGCGGACGTGGGCGAGATCACGCAGGAAGTGTTCGGCGCGCTCGGATACCGTGACGCCGCTCGCTTCTTCCCGAGCCTCGCGGAAGGGCAGGAAGACCCGCAGGTGGCGCAGCTCCGGCAGCAGGTGGAGCAGCTCACGGCGATGGTCGAGGGCAAGCAGCTCGAACTCCAGTCGAAGGAGAACGTCGCGCGCATCGCCGCGGAGGCGCGCATCGCGGTCGCACAGATGACGGTGCAGAACGCCGAGAAGCTGGCGAACGTGCGTATGCAGTTCGACATGGCGATGAAGGAGCTGGAGCTGGAGCTGGTGAAGCTGGACCTCGCCATCGAGCGCGAGAAGAACCAGCTCAAGCGCGCCGAACTCTACATGCAGCGCGAGGCGCTCTCGCACACGATCCAGATGGCCGAGCGCGAATACATGCTGAAGCTCCAGACGATGACCGTCGCGCCGCCGCCGAACCCGAAGGATCAGCCGATCCCCGGAGGATCGCGCGAGCTGGTGTCGAGCCTGCGCCGTCCGGGCAGCTTCAGCGCCACGAGCGGCTCGCGCGCTCGCCCGTCGGTGTCGATGGATGCGAGCGTCGCCAAGGCGGACCCGAGCGATGCCGGCGTGATCGCACGCGGCGACTTCGGACTGATCCCCGGCAAGGAGGGGTAAGTGGACCCGCTGGACGGCTTCAGGGGAAGGCGCCTCACCGCGACGGAGCGACAGGAGGCGGATGCGCAAGGGCCTGTCGGTGTCGAGGAATACCAGCGCTACGTGCTGGCGCAATCCGCGATCCGGTTCATGACGGCCGTGCAGACGCGGCCGGAGGACTTGGTGCTCGTCGGCAAGACGCTTGTCGAGCGATGCGAAGAGCGAGTGCGCGACGCAATGCGCGGACTGCTGGAATTGAACGACCCGTCCTGCGAACAGGCGAGGGTGCTGCACTACGAAGCGCGCGTGCATGGTGGAATGCTTGCGCTGCTGAACGAGATCGTGGAATCCGGCCTCTCGGCCGGGCGCGCGCTGGAGGAAGAAGATGAGTGACTCGAAGCTGTCCCCGCTGTCCCCGGAAGACAAGGCCATCGCGGATGCGGAGGCGGCACGACGCGCCGATCTCTCGCAAGGCGGCGATGTGAAGGTTCCTCGCGGTGATGAGGCGACTCCGCCCGCCCGCATCGTGGACCAGACCGAAGCGCGCAAGGCGCTCTTCAACCGCAGTCGCGAGACGCGCACTGCGCAGGTGCAGGCGGATGACGCCGCGCACGAAGACGCAGCGGAGATGCGCGCGGCGATGGAGGCGGAATCGCGCGGCGAGCAAGCGCCGGCCGTGGAGAACGAGCGCGGTCGATACGAGGCTCGCCCCGAGCGGAAACCGGCGACGCCGCCCCCCTCTGGCGAAACGCTCCCGGAACGTGTTACCGTCAAGGTCAACGGACGCGAGTTCGATGTCCCGCGAAAGGATGTCGAGGAAGCTGGAGGCGTCGAGGCATACCAGAAGCGGCGAGCCGCGGCGATTGCCCTGAACGAAGCCTCCGCGATCCGGCGCAAGGCGCAAGCCGAGCTGGAAGCGGCCGAAAGGACGAGGCGCGAGATCGAAGCTCGCGCGGCGCAAGGAGCGCCAGCCACCCGCGAACCGCCGCCCGGCGGATCGCAGCAGCCACCCGCAACGGGCGCTGCCGGCGGAACGGGCGTGGAGGCCGACGCGAATGAAATCGTGAAGGCGCTCTACTCTGGAGACCCGAAGCGCGCGGCTGCGGCCGTGACGAGGGTTCTCACCGCGGCGAAGTCCGGGCCGTCTCTGACGCCCGAGCAAGTCGCGGAACAGGCGCTCGCCTTGCTGAAGAAGCAGGGGGCGGCTGTGCCGGGTGAAGAACGCAAGCCGGCGCCCCCGGCGGAGTTCGATGAAGGTGAGCGAGCAGCGGCGAACGCCATGATGGCCCGCGACTACGCGGACGTAATGGGAGACGCCACCGCGCGTGATGCGGCTTACAAGCGCTTCATGCAGCTCCACGCCGATCCGAACAACGCAGGGCGCACGCTGATCGAGCTGTCGCGCGAAGCGGGCGAGTATGCACGGAAAACCGTGAAGCCGAACCCGCGTCAAGCGACGCACGAGCGCAAGCGCGAACTCCCGCCGCAGTCCGCCGCCGCAGGCAAATCGCCCGCTGCTGTGGACCAGCCGTTGCTTCCGCGTGGAAGCGGGTACGTGCAGGAACTCAGGAAGCGGAGCGGAAGACCGTACTAACCCTTCCAACAACTTCAGGAGTTCCACAATGAGCGGTCAGCTTTGGGCAGTCAACGCGCTCGGCGGATTCATGTATTCCGACGAGCTGTCCGACATCCTCCGCATGGACTTGCTGCCGACGGTCAAGTTCCGGCAGTTCTGCGACGCGAAGGACGCCATCGACAAGGGCCTCAACCACGGCGAGTTCTTCAACTGGAACGTCTACTCGCGCGTCGCGAGCGGCGGCGGCGTGCTGAACGAGTCGGTCGAGATGCCGAAGACCAACTTCACGGTCACGCAGAAGCAGCTCACGATCACGGAGTACGGCAACTCCATCCCGTACACCGGCAAGCTCGACAACCTGTCGAAGCAGCCCGTGACCGAGATCATCCACAAGGTGCTGAAGGTGGACGCGAAGGAGACGCTCGACGGCGCCGCCCACGCGCAGTTCCTCCGCACGCTGCTGAAGGCAGCGCCTGCCGGCGGCACCAGCACGACCGCGCTCGAAGTGGTGGAGAACGGCACCATCACGGCGACGCAGAACGTCACCTTCCGGATCGAACACGTGAAGCTCGTGTCCGATCTCATGAAGGAGCGCAACATCCCGGCGTACATCAACGACGACTACTACGCTATCGGCTGGCCGAGCACGTTCCGCGCGATGAAGAACGGCCTCGAAACTCTTCGTCAGTACGTCGAGACCGGCTTCCGCTACATCGCCAACGGCGAGATCGGCCGGTACGAGGGGATGCGCTTTGTCGAGCAGACGCACGTCGCCAAGGGCGGCGCCCGCGATGCGCGCCTCGCCGGCACGTGGAATTTCCGCACGGCCGATCCGTGGAACAACGCGGCCACGAACTACTGCGACTGGATTTTCTTCTTCGGCGAGGACACGGTGGCCGAAGCGCTCGCGATCCCGGAGGAAATCCGCGGCAAGATTCCGACGGACTACGGTCGCTCGCGAGGCATCGCGTGGTACTACCTCGGCGGCTTCGGCATCGTCCACGGCGACACCGCGGCCGACGTGAAGAACGCGCGCATCGTCCATTGGGACTCGGCGGCTTGAGCCGCTGATCCCTCACCCGGAGAAGATCATGTACGACAAGCTCATCCCCTTCAGCTTCAGCCTCGGCACGCGGACGGTCGGCTCGACGTTCACCGGCAACTTCCGCATCGGCATCCCGCGTCGCGCGCAGATGGCCCGTGTGCTCGACATCAACTGCAACGTGACCACGCTCTTCACGCAGGTCACGACGCCGGGCTTCATCCGTGTCGGCACGGCGGGCAACAATGCCAAGTTCGCCGAGCTGAACATGGGCGCCGCGCCCGCGAACGCCGCGTACAACTTCAGCGACAACAACGGCTTCCGCGACGTGTGGCGTCGTAGCGTGGACGCCATCGACGAGCTGCTGGTGACGCTCGTCGCGCCGACCGGCGGCACGCCGGCCGGTGTCGCGGATGTCCACATCATCGTGGGCTTCGACGAAGCCTACATCTGATCCTCAGCCCGAGCGGAGAACGAACATGCCGACCAACAACGTGAGCCGTACCTCCGAGAAGCCGACGCCCTCCAGCGGCGGCGATCTCTCGAAGGGCCTGTCGCACCACGAGAAGTTCCACTCGACCACGCCCGAGTCGCTCGGGCAGGGCCGGAACATGGATTCCGGCAAGCCCGACGGCCCGCAGAAGGGGTCGGCGTGGGGTGGTCACAAGCTCGGCTGACGCCGCGCACTGGAACGACAGGCGGTACAATCGCACGGCGCCCCACGGGCGCCGTGTCTCTATCGGGAGATCGCGATGAAGAACGTGGAGCTGAACGTGACCGTGGAGCACGCGCCGGGCGTCGAGAGCCCCACGCACTTCACGCACAAGACGAACGACTGCCTCGCCGACACCAGCAACCGCTGCCGTCCCCGGACGCACGCGGAGCTGGACGCGGCGAAGTACGGCTCGCTTCCGCCCGGCGCGGGCCTGTCGATGCGGATGCCGATGGCCTGCCAAGGCGACAACGGCGACCGCACGTACAAGGTCGGGCTCTGACCAGCAAGAGGAAGGGGAACATGAGGCGTCTCGACAAGAGCAAGCCGTTCGGTTCGATCTTCGGCTCAGTGCCGAACGGTGCGTGCTACACGCAGGACGGGCTCTACTTCAACTCGGAAGGCCGCTGCCTCGGCGACGGCATCGAGAAGGTCGATCCCGCCTACGCCGAAGAAGAAGTGGTGCAGAGCGAAGAGGCGAAGGCATTCGAGGCCAAGGTCGAGCGCGTGCTCGCGATGGGCGCCGAGAAGGTCTTCGACGCGGCGACGAACCTCATCGAGCGCCTCAAGGGTGAGGGTGTCGAAGTCTCGTTCGAGCCGAGCATCGAGACCGACGATGCGTCGGTGCGCTCGAATGCCGAGTTCATCGCCAAGCACATCTCGTGAGCGCACGTAACTACTTGGCGCTTTGCAAGGCCGTTGTCGCCGAGCTTGGAATCCAAGGCGGCAACGGCCCTGCGTCCGTGTTCAACCAGACGCGCGAGCTGAAGAACATCGTGGATTGGACAGCGGAAGCTGACCTCTACATTCAGCAGCTTTGGACGGACTGGAAGTTCCTGTGGACGGAGCAGAGCATCGCGGTCGGAGCGGGGCTCGACACGTTCAGCACGTCGGCGCCCATCGGTTTCCCCGATGAAGAGCGCGGCTTGATCGTCGGCAAGGGAACCAGCTCGGCCTACAGGGTCAAGTGGATGCCCTACGAAGAGTTCTTCGATCTCTACGAGATGGGCGACAAGCAAGCGAACACGCGCATCGCGAACTGGACGCTCACGCCGGACGGACGGATCAAGCTCAGTCACCTCACGCCGAGCGGAATCACGCAGTTCTACGCGCAGTACCATCGCAAGCCGTACCGCATGATCGACAACACGGACTTGTCGCCGATCCCCGACACGTTCGACCGCATCATCGTGGTCCGCACGAAGATCACTTATGCCGAGCGCGAAGACGCGCCGGAGATCATGAGCGGAGCATCCGCGGAGTACGCGGACCTTCTGGAGAAGCTCGAAGCGTTCCAGCTTCCCAAGCATCGACACGGCCGCACGTCTCGCAACGTGGGCCTCGCAGGCACGGTGGAATGAGATGAACCTGCGCGAAGCCTTGCAGAACACGGGGGCTCTGCAACGCGGAAGCAGGGTCCAGACCGGAGACGGGTTCCCCTTCGACGGAGGGTTGAACCTCACCGATCCTCCGAACCAGCTCGCGCCGGGGCAGCTTCTCGGCTGCAAGAACTACGAGCCGTCGGTGCGCGGCGGCTACTCGCGCGTGCAGGGCTACGAGCGCTTCGACGGGCAGACCTCGCCGACTGACGCGCGCTTCATCGTGGTGCAGTTCGATGCGTCGGCCGATCCGCTCATCATCGGCGGCGAGACGTTCCGGCTGTACCAGCAATCGACGACGACGCTTCTCGCGACAGGCGTCGTCTACTACGTGAAATACACGAACTCGCCGACCGACACCGAAGGCTACCTCGTCATCGAGTGGACCTCGGGGTTCGAGGCCGTCGTCGATGCGAACAACATCCTCGACAACGACATCTTCATCAACTCGACCAACCCTCCCGGATCGCCGGTGGCGCGCGCGCTCGCGGCATGGGTGGACGATGCGCCGACTGACGATCTCCGGCAGGAGTTCGAGAAAGGCAAGACGGCGTTCCTTCGTATCGCGATTCAGGAAGTCGGCGTCAAGGATGCCGGCTTCGGCGCCCCGTCCGGACCTGTGCGTGGCGTCCACATCTACAAGGAGAACGTCTACGCATTCCGCGACATCACGGTCGGCGAGCTGACGCAGGGCGCGATGTTCCGCGCGAGCGCGGATGGATGGGATCGCGTCTTCCTCGGCGAGACCTACTTCTTCGATCAGGGGCTCGTGGAGATCACGGAGGGCATGACGCTCACGGACGTTACGACCGTGAAGCAGCTCGTCGTTCGCCGCGTCGTGGTCGAAGAAGGCGTGTGGGGTCGGAACGCGAAGGGCTACATCGTCACGACGGTCGCCGATCCCGGATTCGTGTGGACGCCGAACGAGGATATGTTCATCGGCGCAGTGAAGCACGCTCGCTTCTTGGATCAAGACCTCAACACGCTTCCGGCCGGCGGGTACTACCGCTTCAGGAACCACAACTTCCTCGGCGCGGAAGATCAGTACCGCATGTACGGTGTGAACGGCGTCGGGCAGGCGTTCGAGTTCGAGGAACTCGAAGCGGACGGATCGAAGCCGCTCTTCGTGCCGATCCGCACGGGCATGGAGACGGACACGCCCACGCATCTCGCCGTCCACAACGATCATCTCGTGCTCGCGTTCCCCGGAGGCTCGATCCAGAACTCCGGCTACCAGCAGCCGCTCAACTGGAACCCGATCACTGGAGCCGACGAGCGCAGCGCTGGCGACAACGTGACGGAGATGATCGAAGAAACGAACAACACGCTCGTCATCGCCACGCGCCGCAACACCTACCTCTTCTATGGAGATGTGGTCGAGAACTTCCAATTCCGCATCTACACGCCGAACACGGGAATGATCCCGAAGACGGTGGGGCGAATCGGTCAGACGATCTACCTCGACGACCGCGGATTCACTACGCTCCGCGCGACGGCGAGCTTCGGAAACTTCCAAGCGAACAGCATCAGCGACCGCATCCTGCCTCTGGTGCAGCGCGTGCTGCGCGAGTCGATTCCTGTCGGGACCATCATCTCGCGCTCGAAGAACCTGTACCGGGTGTTCTTCAGCAACGGACGCTTTCTGTCCATTGGATCGCGGCCGGGCAACAAGCTCACCGGGTGGATGACGGGTCAAGTGCTGGAGCAACCGTACTGCCTCACGTCGAACGAGATCGAGCAAGAGCTGACGGAGGGAGGGCTCTACGCAGAACGGCTCTTCATGGGATGCGAGAACGGCTACGTGTACGAGCTGGACAAGGGGCGCTCATACGACGGCCAGACCATCGAAGGATTCCTGCGGCTCGCGTACCACATGAGCCGTTCGCCCGAGCGGTACAAGCGATACCGTCGTGCGCAGATCGACCTCGATGTCGTCGGCCCGACAACGATCCTTGCTGCCGTGGACTTCAACTTCGGAAACCGCGAAGGCCAGACCGAAGAGCCGTCCGAGTTCTTCGGTAGCGGTGGCTTTTGGGATGTCTCGAATTGGGATGAGTTTGTGTGGAGCAAGTCGGCTTTCGATCAGCTCGTTATCAAAGTCGAAGGCTCTGGCTACAACGTGGGACTGTTCTTCTACACGAGCGCGGATGACGAAGACTCGCACACGCTGTACGGGGTGGCGATGCAGATGTCGATGCGCAGAATCAATCGCGGAACGCAGGAGGGGTAAGTGGCGAACGACTTCTACAACGAGGCATTCACCGGAGTCGCCGGACAGACCGCTCGCGCAGCGCAGGTGGAAAACCAGCTCGCGGCCATTTCGGCGGCGTTCGATCTCGTGCAAGCAATCCTCTACGCGGGGCTTCGCGGCCCGAGCACGGAAACGCTGAATCAGCTCCCGAACGCGGCGGGGCGCGCTGGCAAGTACCTTCGCTTCGCCGACCCGAGCGGACAGCCGGAAGTGGTCGCGTCGCCGTTCACCTACCGGAGCGATTGGGAGAACAGCACGATCTACGTCGTTGGAGACGTGGTGCGCGCTGGCCCGTACAACTCGCTCTACATTTGCAGGATCAACCACACGTCGCCCGCGTCGCCGGCAGTGTTCGCCGTCGGACCCGAGTGGGACATCATGATCGACCTCTCGGGGTTGAACTTCGTCAGCCATCAGATCGTGACGACGAACCAGAACGCAATCGCTGGTTCCGACTACTTGGTCGATTCGTCCGGCGGCACGGTGACAATCACGCTGCCGGCAAGTCCGAGTCCGTTGGAAGCGCCGATCAACATCACGCACATCGGCGGAACGCTCGGCGTCGGGCAGCAGATCATTGTTGCTCGCAACGGGAATCGCATCATGGGCGTTCTCGATGATCTTCTGTTCGACCGAGCGAATCAGTCGATCTCGCTCATTTACTCCGACGCAGCGCGCGGCTGGCGCTTGCGCGTGCTGACGTGAGGCGAACATGGTCCAGCCGCTCTCCGGGTTCTTCCTCTTCGGACCGACCGGGCCCACAGGGCCGACCGGGCCCACGGGCGCGAACAACCCCGGCCCGCCGGGACCGCCCGGACCGACCGGGCCGACCGGCCCCACCGGCCCCACCGGCCCCACTGGCTTCACTGGCCCCGCAGGGTCGAATGGAACGAGCGGCCCGCCCGGCCCGCCCGGACCTACCGGCCCGGCTGGTCCTCCCGGCCCTACCGGCCCTGCTGGCCCTGCTGGTCCCACCGGCGCGACGGGAGCCACTGGCCCTGCCGGCCCGCCCGGCCCTGCCGGCCCCACCGGCCCCACCGGCCCTGCGGGCAACCCCGGCCCTGCCGGCCCTGCCGGCCCTGCCGGCCCTCCGGGCCCCACTGGCCCCACGGGGCTCACGGGGCCGACCGGCGCACCGGGACCGACTGGCCCCGCTGGTCCTGCCGGCCCTCCGGGCCCACCGGGCCCTGCGGGTTGATCCATGAAGACCTCGTTCGTCAAGGACAGGCCGACCGGCGGCGAAGTCGGCGACCGCGCCATCAACAGCGACGGCCTCGTCTTCGAGCGGTTCGAGGACGGCTGGCGCGTGATCCGAAAGATCGGCGAGAGCCCGGCATACGAGGGCGTCATGCGTGGCGCTCCGGGCCCTCCGGGGCCTCCGGGCCCTCCGGGTGGCGGTAGTCCGGGTGGTGGCGATCCCGGCCCGCCGGGCCCGCCCGGTCCTCCGGGGCCGGCTGGCGCCACTGGCCCTGCCGGCCCTGCCGGTCCCACGGGGCTCGCCGGACCTCCCGGACCTCCCGGACCTACCGGACCGGCTGGCGGCGCCGGCCCGACCGGCCCCGCTGGCGCTCCCGGCCCCGCAGGGCCGACGGGCCCCACCGGTCCCACCGGGCCGACGGGAACTGCGGGCACGGTGTGGTTCGATGCGGCCGGCGTGCCGTCGGGGCCGACCGGCGTCAACGGCGACTACGCGCTCAACACCCTCAACGGCGACGTGCTGCGCAAGACCGCGGGCACGTGGGGCGTTGTCGGCAACATCCGCGGCCCCACTGGCCCGAGCGGCCCCGCCGGTCCTACCGGCCCCGCTGGACCTCCGGGCCCCGCTGGAGGATCAATTTCCGGCGTTGCGACTCTCAGCGTCACCCATCCCGGCGCACTCGAATGGGTTCAAGTGTTTTCTGCAACAGGAGTTCTCCCTTCAAGTCGAATAATTCTTTCGATTGCTGGAACGGATGACAACGCAGAAAACGATCCTGAGCTTCTCGACGTTCTTTCTCTGTGGGCTACGCCGGGAACGGATCAACTGACAATCGGAATTACGTTTGGAGCATTGTCTTCTGGCCCCATTCCGATCAACTGGAGTGCTTTCTAATGGCAAAGATTTCCCAAGACAGAAAAAGCGGAACAAGGCACCCAAGAGAGAACATTCTCGTTGCTGGAAACCTTGGGGCGCTGAACGCAGAGTTTTTTGTTGACTGCGATGGATGCTCAAGTTTCTCGCTGGATTTGCGAGGAACATTCAACCTCACCATCGAAGTCACCGGGTTTGTGGACGCAAGCAACCCGAGTCCGCCCATTCCGTTGCGTGCTGTTGGTCAAGCGTCAGTAAGCTACGTGGCGTCAGTAGCCGGATCGACGGCGGGTGTGTGGCAAGGATCGTGCGCAGGATTCGACCGCATCCGTGTTCGCGTTACGGCATACACGTCAGGAACGGCAATCGCAACATGCGTTGCTTCAAACGCGCCGCTCGATCAGAGCGTCATTGGTTCTTTGACAACGCAGGTCGGAACAACGCTTGGAACCGCGGGAGCCGCAACCACGCTCACTCTTGCGGCGCCCGGCGTTGGTCTTCGCCACTACTTGACCTACATCGGAATCACGAGATTCGCAACGGCGCTTCTTACTGCCGCTGCGGCACCGGTAAACGTGACAACGACAAATCTTCCCGGATCGCTGGCATTCAGTTTTCCGGCCGACGCTGCCGCGCAAGGAACGGTTGATCGTTGGAGAGAAGATTTCGCGTACCCAATCGCGTCGTCAGCGCAGAACACGGCAACGACAATTGTGTGTCCGGCGACCACAAGCGTCATTTGGCGCATCACGGCAGGCTTCTACGTGGCACCGTAACGAGGCACGAAAGTGATCCTTGTATCCAGCTACGCACAAGGCAGGACGGGGCCGACGGGGCCGACGGGGCCGACGGGCTTGCCGGGCCCTCCGGGCGTTGGTCCGAACGGCCCTGCCGGCCCCACCGGCCCCACCGGCCCCTCTGGCGCTCCGGGCCTGCGCGGACCCACCGGCCCCACAGGATCGAGCGGCACGCCGAATGGTACGCCCGGACCAGCCGGCCCTCCGGGGCCTCCCGGTCCCGCGGGTGCGACCGGCGGTCCGGGGCCGACAGGGCCTACCGGATCATCGCCGCGCGGCCCCGCTGGCCCTCCGGGCCCTCCGGGCCCTCCGGGCCCCACTGGCCCTGCCGGGACGCCGAGCGCGGTCACAGGACCGCCCGGCCCCACTGGACCATCGCCGGCCGGCCCTACGGGCCCCACCGGTCCCGCTGGCCCCGCGGGATCGCCCGGCCCTGCCGGACCTCCCGGTCCGCCCGGCCCTGCTGGCCTGAAGGGCTTGAACGCCTACGTGACGAACGCGGCGCCATCCGGCTCATGCAGCTACGCATCGCCGGGGCAGACACAATGCACAGCGACGGCAAACATCACGGCTGCGGCGACCGGAGGCTCCGGATCGTTCAGCTATGCGTGGGAAAAAGTCGCCGGCAACGGCTCGATTACTGCCGGCGCAAGCAGCGCAACCTGCACGGTGTCCTACACGACATCCAACTCGGTGACGACAGGCACGTTCCGGTGCCTCGTCACCGACACGGTGACGTTGCAGACCTCGTACACGGAGAACGCTGTGGTTACTTTCGAGCACATCGACACGAATCTCTAAAGCGAGGAAGGCCATGAAAGACGTTCGACTCATTCGACCGCGGGAGAAGAAGTTCTTCCCGCCTTATGTGTTCTACAGCAATGCGTTCAGTCCTCCCGAATGCGACGCGATCAACGCTGTCGCGGAATCGAAGCAGCTCTGCGACGGAACTATCGGCAACGGCGACAACAATTCCTTCCGGCAGAACCTCGAATACCGGACGGTGAAGACGTGCTCGCTCTTTCCGGAGGACAACTTGCACTGGCTCTTCCAGCGCATCCGCGAGCGCGTGGAGTGGACGAACAACGAGCACTTCGAGTTCGATCTCCACGGGATGCTGGAGGACATCGTGTACCTCCGCTACGACACCGGCGACGAGACGCGACCGCCGGGGCACTACGACTGGCATCAAGACTTCGGTGGCGGCTATAGTTCGCTCCGGAAGCTGTCGGTCATCGTGCAGCTCTCGCCGCCCGAAGAGTACGACGGGTGCCGGCTCCGACTGTTCACGGATCAGGACTTCGATCCGGGCCACATCGGGCAAGGTGACATGCTCATCTTTCCCTCGTGGGTTCCGCACTGCGTGACTCCGATCACGCGAGGAACTCGCAAAGCCCTCGTGAGCTGGATCGGCGGACCTCGCTTCCGATGAAAGAACAAGGCATTCCCGCGCGTCGTCGCCTTATTTCGCAGCCCATCGGTGGGCCGTGGAATACGGGCGCGATTGCGCGAGAGTGCCCCGACCATCGGAGCCTTGTCGATCATCAGATCACGGTGTCGCTCGATGCCGTTGCAACCGGTGGCGTGTTGCGGATTCGAGGCCGCGTTGCGCAAGACGCTTCGTTCACTCGAATCTCTGCTGACCTCGAAGCGATCAACCTTACCGGCTTGCCCGGAGTAACTGTTGTATTCCGCGGTTTCTATGACGCATACGAGCTGGAGTTCACCACAGCGTTAACTGGAGCGAACGCGACCGCGCAGCTTTTCTCCGTCGCACGCGCAGACTTCTCGCCAGAGCAATCTCGCAGGCGCGCTCCAGCGCAGAAGATCATCGAGGCATGGACCGGCGCAGCAGCGACCGCCGGCAAGCTCGATGACCAGAAGTTCCTGCCGATGCGGCAGGTGACGATCTCGCTCGATGCGGAAGCCAGCGCCGGAACGCTCCGCCTTCGTGGTCGAGCGGATGGCGGTTTCGGGTTCACGAAGATCAGCGACGAGCTGGAGGCGATCAACCTCACGGGCACGCGCGGCGCGACGGTCCTCTTCTACGGCTTCTTCGATGCGTTCGAGCTGGAGTTCACCACGCCGCTCTCTGGCGCATCGTTCGTCACGGTGTACGCGCTCGCGACGGAGGACGTGCTCGATCTCCGAATTGACGAAGACGCCAGCGGATCGGGACCGCCCGGTCCACCGGGACCGCCGGGAGCGACGGGCCCGGCAGGTGCGACGGGACCTGCTGGACCCGCCGGACCAACAGGAGCAGCGGGGCCTCCGGGCCCCGCTGGCGCGACTGGCCCTGCCGGACCTCCGGGCCCCAATGGCGCTGCGGGCCCGCCCGGACCTACCGGCCCGACAGGGCTCACTGGCCCTGCTGGCCCCGCGGGCCCGCCCGGCCCCACCGGTGCGACTGGCCCTGCTGGACCGCCGGGACCGACCGGAGCGACTGGACCCACCGGCCCTACGGGCCCGACGGGTGCCATCGGCCCGGCGAACGGCCTGCCGTTCAACTTCAGCACGACGACGACGGCGAGCGATCCCGGCTCTGGCAACCTGCGCTTCAACAACACCGACCAGAGCGCGACGACAGCGATCTACGTCGATGATCTCGACGCGAACGGGAATGCCGTCGGCACGTTCATCGACACGTTCGATGACTCCACGAACACGGCGCACCGCGGACAACTGCATGTGCTCGCGTACAACGCGAGCGGGCTTCCGCGCGGGCAGGTATTCACGATCACGTCAGTCACGAACTCGACGGGTTATCGAACGATCAGCGTGACGCAAGTCGCGGAGTTCGGCACGCCAGAGCCGTTCGCGAACACCGACCGCATCTACGTGCAGTTCGTCCGCACCGGCAACCTCGGCGCTACGGGGCCGACCGGGCCGACCGGTGGCACCGGCCCTGCCGGGCCGGCTGGACCTCCGGGCCCGCCGGGACCGACGGGGCTCACCGGCCCTACCGGCCCTGCCGGGCCTGCGGGCCCAACGGGTGCGACCGGCCCTGCCGGGCCTGCGGGCCCGCCCGGCCCCACTGGCCCGAGCGGTCCGGTGTCGCCGTTCGGCGTGCCCTATTCGTTCAGCACGACGACCACGAACGCCGATCCCGGCAACGGCGTCATCCGCTTCAACAACGCGGATCAGAGCGCGACGACAGCGCTCTATGTGGACGATATCGACAACGGATCGAACAACGTCCGCAACTGGCTTCTGACCTTCGACGATTCCACGAACACGGTCGAGGGTCATCTCGCCGTGCTCGCGTACAACGCATCTGGCGTGCCGCGCGGGCAGCTTTTCAACGTGACCGGCGTGACGGCGAACACCGGCTACGTCGCGATCTCCGTGACGCAGCTCGCGGAACTCGGAACGGCAGAGCCGTTTGCTGCATCCGACGTGGTGTACCTCCAGTTCACGCGCGCGGGCGACGTGGGTGCTACGGGCCCCACTGGACCGACAGGAGCGCCGGGGCCGACGGGGCCCGCTGGAGCGCCGGGGCCGACGGGACCTACTGGCCCTGCCGGACCTACTGGCCCGAGCGGACCGCCCGGACCGCCGGGGTCCGGTGCATCGTTCGCAGCGGACATCGCATTCACGGGAGACATCACGCCGGCAGGTCTTGCTGGCGGAACCACGTACAACGATTACAACCCGACGGGTCTCTCGACGGCAAGCACGATTCGACTGGAAGTTACCAGCGGTCTAGGCGCGGCAGTCATCACTGGAATCGCTGGCGGAGCAGACGGACGAATCCTGATCCTTCACAACATCAGCGGAACAAGCGGACTAATCCGTCTTGCAGCAGAAAACACCGGTTCTGCTGCGGCAAACAGATTCGCTCTTCCGGTGTACGGAGGATCGCAATCAGAGTCAATATGGTTGCCGATAAAGTCTGCGGTTGTCCTTCAGTACGACAGCACGTCATCTCGATGGCGCGCAATCGCAAGCCAATCAAACTACGTTTCCGGTTTCACTCTTCAGGATGAAACGGGAAACGTCGGAACGCTTGCGAACGAAGACGGAACGACGACCATTCGAGGAATCCCACTTCTTCTTGGTCAAGGGATCACTGCTGGACAGTCCGGAATTAGGATGGAGCTTTCAGGTCCATCCAATGTTGCAGCAATGCGATTTGCTGGATCAATGAGTCTTGAGCAGCCTCTCTCGCCGTCGAGCATAAGCGCCGATCAGAACAACTACGCGCCACTGAATTACGAGCACTACACTCGCTTCAATCTCGCATCAAGCGCAAACGTCAACATCACTGGATTCATTGCTCCGACGCAGGTCGGCAAAATCATCCTTCTTACGAACGTCGGATCGAACGTAATAACGCTGGTTGAAGAATCAAGTAGCTCGACAGCAACAAACAGATTTTCCGAAACCACAGTTCTTGAGCCGAACCAGAGCGTTCTTCTTTTCTACACAGGATCAAGGTGGTCGCAAGTAACCGGAAGAAGAACAATGACTAGAACCGATGTCACGACAAGCGGAACAAGCATTACTGCGCCGCCGTGGGCTAGGTCGGTAGAAATCAGCGGAACCGCTCGCGGTGGTAACGGGGGCTCGGGAAGCGCCGCAAACCGTGGCGGCGGCGGCGGATCAGGAGAGTGGGTTGAAGGTCTTGTGCTTCCGGTAACAGGCGGTACGTCGTACAGCTACGTGATCGGCGGCGCAGGTGTTGCCACGACATTCACGATTGGCGGAGCGACGTACACACTGAGGCCGGGAGTCGCAGGAGCAAACGCTGGCGCAGCCGATGGACTTGGTGGAGCTGGCGGCGGTGGAAATCTCGGCGCAGATAGCGGTCTTCTTGGATCAGGAGGCGGAACTACGAATCCGGGTCAACCCGGATACAGAGCGGGCTCATTCGGCGGAGGGACGGGAGGAAATGCGTTTGGAAGCCTGGATCGACAAATCTCTCCGAACAACAGCGGCGGCGCAAGCCAGAACTCCGGCGGCGGAAGTCCGTTTGGTGTGGCTGGAACAGGTTCATCAACCGGCGCTGGTGGCGCTGCTACTGGATACGGTGCAGGCGGTGGCGGTGGCGGCAATGGAACGGGAGTTGGTGGCGCATCAGCGCCAGCAGTGTTGATTTGGAAATGGAGTGCATGAGGACTATATGAGCAACCCGGAGATCATCACGATGATGCTGCGCGCTCACGACCAACTCGTCGAAGAGATGCGCGAGCAAAGACGCATCAACGAGAAGCTCAATGAGTCCATCAATGAACAAGGAAGGGCCGTTCATGCCCTTACGATTCAAGTGCAACACTTGGGAGCAGCAATCGAAAATGCGGCATCTCAAGAAGATCGCATCGACAAGCTCGAAGAACGCATTGCTGGCGCAGAACGAAAGAACACAATGTGGCAGCGCAGGTTCGCTTTCATAGGATCATCGGCGCTCGTGCTTTTCGAGATCGGTCGGATTGTCGTCCTGCATGTGGTGGGCGAATGATCGTCACGCTCAACAGAGAGAGGCAGCTTCGCGACGCCACCATCGGCACGCTGTCGGTGGGAGGCGTCGAGTGCTACACGCTGGAGGACATCGCGCGACCGAAGAAAGTGCACGGGGAGACCCGAATCCCGGCAGGGAGCTACGAGATCAAGCTGCGGACCGTCGGCGGGTTCCACGAGCGGTACAGCCGCATCTTCGGCGACTGGCACAAGGGGATGCTGTGGTTGCAGGACGTTACGGAGTTCGAGTTCATCTTGATCCACATGGGAAACGTCGCGCGCGAGACGCATGGCTGCATCCTTGTCGGAGAGACCGTGCATGGCAACGAGCTTCGTCGCAGCAGAGACGCATATCGCAGGGTGTACCCCGTGATCCGTGACGCGCTCATCGAGGGCACGCAGGTCATCATCGAGGTAAACGATGAACGCTGAAGAGTTCTTCGCCGTGATCTTCCACCCGTGGGTGATGATGTGGTGCGGCCAAGGGCTGCACTTCCTGAAGGAATTGCGCGACATCGAAGTCGCAGGCCAGCATCCGAAGCCGTGGAGGATCATTCGCAGCAAGCCGTTCAGCGCAGCATTCCGCGTACTGGCAGGGTTCGTCGCATACGGATTCCTGTACGCATCGGATCAGCTCACGGTGGCTGGCGCGTTCACGGCTGGCTACATGGCAGACAGCGTGGTGACGGCCTTCAGCTCTCGCGAGCTGAAGAAGATCGAGGGTGGGGCATACGACGAACGGGAGAAGAAAGATGCTTGAGATGGCAGCGGTGAAGGCGGGGTGGCTCGCGCTGCGCGGTGGCGCGAAGATGTGGTTCCTTTTGGCGATTCTCGCCGCGGGCGCGGCCATCGGCGGATTCGCGTCGTGGAAAATCGCGTCGGCTGTCGAAGCGGCGAAGTGGACCAAGCAGTTCGCGGACACGAACACGACGCTCAACGAGACGACGCGCGCCATCGGCGACGCGCTCGCCACGAGCGAGCAGCTCCGCGCCGATCAGATCAAGGTCTTCAATGTCGCCGTGCAGGAGACCCATAGGATCAACGGCGAGACGCAGAAGTCTGTGACCAAGGTGCTCAACCGAATCGGAGGAATTACCGATGCTCTGCATGAAGTCGAGAAGCGCGCGCTGGTGCTCGCTGTGGGCCTGTGCAATTTCGATCCTGCTGCTGACGGGCTGCGTGAAGAAGCCTACCGTGCGGCCTTCCCCGTCGCCGATCCCGGTAGCGGTGGCCGCGATCAAGCCGGAAGCGAACATGCGCGAGATCGCGCCTCCGCCGCCGCCGACGCCGCTCGCGGCGCTTCCGCCCGAAGAGCAAGCGCGAGCGGTGACGCTGGACTACGTGCGGGCGATCCGGGTGGTCGGTGAGTGTCTCGCGAGCCGCGAGCAACTCATCGAGTGGATCAAGAACCAGTAGAATGCACTGAACCAGAAGGAGGCGTGCCGTGCAGAACATCGCGCAGCTTCGGGAGAAGGCGGCAGCGCTCAAAGAGCCCACGCCGTCCTTCCTTCCCGACGACGACAATGCGTTCATCAAGCAGCCGGGGCCGAAGAGCGCTGACACCGGGGGCGTGAAGTCCGCGAGCAGCACTCAGCCGGGCAACGAGTACGACTTCATCCCCGGCACGATGGCGAACAGCACGGCGGCAGCGCCGGGCGCCGCATCGTCCGGTGGCGAAGCGGCTTCTGGTGGCGAGGCTGCAACAACGACGGCGAACACCACGGCGACGCCGACCGCAGGGCCGACGAGTGCAACGCCGGGCGGTGCTGCGCCGAACGACGGGCAGCACTATCAGGGCCAGCCGGACGCGGGAAGCAGCGGGGCGCAGGGCAACTTCGGCACGGCGGACTTCGGTCCGCCGAATCCATCGCAGCCGCCGAGCGGACAGAGCGGCATCCCCGGTTGGTTCGGCGCAACGCCGACCACGACCCCCGGCGGTCCCGGCGGTCCCGGCTCCGCAGACGGCCCCGCGGGCGACGTGCGCGTGCGCGAGGAAGAGGGATCGTTTTGGGGCGGCAACAAGCCCGACTACCTCGGCAACATGCCGCGCGACATGCCGGGCCCGACGAATTGGGAAGTCACGGGCGACCAGCTCGTCGAGAATCGGATGGCGTCGCTCATGGAGAGCGACAACCCGGTCTTCCAGAGCTTGCGCGAGGCGACCATGCGGGCGCACGCCGCGCGTGGCGGCAAGAACTCGCTCATGGCCGCGCGCGCTGCCGTGACGCAGATGGCCGACATGGCCTTCAAGATCGGATCGCAGGACGCGCAGACGCTTGCGCGATCCGCGGAGTTCAATGCCGCGATGGCGAATCAGTTCGGCCTCGCCGAGCAGCGGTTCATCCACAACGCTCTGCTGTCGGACCAGAACTACCGGCAAGGCGTGATGATGATTCGCGAGCAGAGCGCCGCGCGCATCAACGAGATCGGGGCCGAGACATCGGGCAGACTCGCGGCGATCAGCGCGCAGATCGCGGGAGAGCTGACGCTGGAGGACCGCCGCACCGACAACCAGATTCGCGTGATGGATCGTGCGCACGGCCACAATCTCGAACGCGACGAGCTGAACTTCCAGCATAATTGGGCCCTGAACGAGCAAGGTCAGGCGCACACGCTGGAGCGGATGGACCGGCAGACGGACAACGACATCCGTTCGCAGAACAACCAATTCCGCAATCAGTTCACTCTGACCTACCTCTCGGAGACGAGCGCGACGCAGCGGCAGATCATCTCGTCGATGGGAGAAATCCGCGGCAACCCGAACCTCAAGCCGGATCAGGCCGCGGCCGGAGCGCGCGATCTTCTCTCGCTCTACAACAGCTTCAACGAACAGACGCGCGCGTTCTTCGGCAATCCGCGTCCGGGCGCCGATCCGAACGCGACCGACGATGGCGGAGGGAAGAACCTCTACAACACACCGGCGTTCGACTACACGAGCTACACCGGAGGCCGCGGCTACTCGATGGGGCAGGGCGGCTACCAGATGTACGCGCCGCCGACGATGCGGTTTTGGGGCGGAAGCGGAACGGTCAATCAGCCGATGTACGGATCGAACCGAGCCTACGCGCAGGGCACGCAGCCGCAGAACGTGCCGAGCGGCGGATCGCGGCCGACTGGCGGAACGCCGGGGCGTCCTCCGAGCGGAGGCTCGCGGCCGACGGAGCCGCCGGGTGGAGGGGCCGACCCGAACTACCCGGCGCCCGGTGAGGCTGGCCCGACTCAGCCGAAGGTGCCCGGAGGATGATTCGCACGATGGTCCCCGGCGACATCGAGCAAGTGGTGGCCCTGTGCCGCCGCTTGCATCAGCGTTCGCGCTACGGCCGCTTCAAGCCGCACTGGCCGACCGTGCTCCAGACGATAACGAAAGCGGCAACGTCGCCGGCAGGGCGCGTCATCGTCGCGGAGCATGACGGCAAAATCACGGGGCTCATCATCGCCGTCGTGCAAGAGTTCTGGTGGGCCGAGCCGAAGGCGGGCCCGCGCGTCGTCTCCGATCTTCTCTTCTACTCGCAGCGCATCGGTGACGGCGAGCAGATGATGAAGGCGATGGTCGAGTGGGCGTGGTCGGTTCCGCGCGTGGTGCGCGTCGAGATCGGTGTCAGCTCCGGCATCAAGACCGAACGCACCGAGAGCTTCTACCGCAGCATGGGCTTCGACTATATGGGGCCGATGTTCGAGGCAGAGCATCCCAAGCTGAAGGAGAAACCCCAATGTCTGGCGTCGTGAAGGGTGTCAAGAAGGTCTTCAAGAAGGTCGCGAAAGTGGTGAAGAAGATCGCGAAGCCGCTGCTGATCGCGGCGGCTGTCTACTTCACCGCTGGCGTCGCGTTGAGCGCGTTCAGCGCAACCGCCGGCATGGCCGCGGCGATGCCCGGATTCGGCGCAGGAGGGCTATTCAGCAAAGCCGCTGTCGCCATCGGATTCAAGGGAGCGGCCGGCAGCGGCATCGCGGCGACGGCAGCGGCAAGCTCGGCGTCCGCTGCGGCTGCTGGCGCGGCTGCGGCCGGCAACTTCGGCGCCTACGGCTCGATCATGAGCGGCGGCGCAGCGGCGGGTTCTGGCACGGTCGCGGCCGGCACCGGCGCGCTGTCGAGCGGAGCGCTCGCGGCGAGCACGGCTGGCGCGGGCACCGCGGCGGCGGCTGGCGCCAAGGGGTTCTTCGCCGGCATGTCGAGCTTCGAGAAGGTGATGATGCTCAAGATGGGCGTGGACACCGCGGCCGGTCTTCTCGCGAAGAAGCCCGATCCGTTCCCGGCGCCGAATCAGTTCAGCGGTCGCGACTCGAAGGGCAACGGCCCCGGTCTCGGCGTCACGTTCAATCGCGAGACCGGCAACATCGACATGGCCGCGGACAGCGGCGGCGGGAAGTCGATGGCCGCTTCAGGGTCGGCGCAGGCAAGCATGGAGACGACCGGCGGCAGCGCGCCCGTGCAGGGCCCGACCGAGCCCGGCGGCAAAGCGGCCATGCCCGGCCAGAGCGACGAGTTCATCGCGTCGCAGAACGCGGCGCCACAAGACCTCAACGCGGCCTCTGCGACCGAACAGGAGCAGGGTGAGTTCATCAGCCGGGGCTACAAGACCGGCGACTACAGCGGGATGGCGTGACCATGAACGTGCCACGGGAAGAGATGGATGAGGAACTCGCGCCGGCCGGTGAAGAGGCCGAGATGGAAGCTGCTGTCGAGGGCGAAGAGGAAGCTCTCGAAGGCGAGGGCGAAGAAGGCGGCGAGTTCATCCCGGCGGATGGACAGCCGCGTCCGCGCGGAACTCCGGACGACATCGCTCGCGAGCAGCAGGACGCCGATCCGTGGAATGCGGAAGCGGTGACGGAAGACGAGCAGGCGCAGTACGAGGACTTCGTTGCGCGCGCGATCCTCATGATCTCGGACACGCGCAAGCCCGAAGAGGGCGCCTTGTCGCCGAGCGAGGCGACGATGAAGATCATGAACAACCGGAAGCTCACGGTTCCGCAGGCCATCGGCCTCGCGGCAGCGCGCGTCACGCTTCTGATCCACAACAACGCGAAGCGTCAGGAAGTCACGTACTCGCCGGACGTGCTCTTCCACGGCGCCGACGAGCTGATCCCCGCGCTGTACGTGATGGGGAACGTCGCCGGAATCTTCGATGGCGTGCAGCCGATCAAGGTGCCGGAGGGCGGCGACTTCGAGGGCTACGAGTTCAGCGAGCAGGAGATGAAGCTGCTGGAGGAAGCGAAGCTGCACGCCGTGCATGAGTTCGGGCTCATGCTGGAGCAGACGGGCCAGATCAGCGAAGAGCAGATGGAGGAAGCGCAGCAGTTCTGGAAGTCGCAGATCGAGCGCGAGATGAACGCGGGCGAAGTCGGCGACGACATCCTGTCGGAGATCGACATCGACTCCGCGCGGGCCGAGATGGGCAAGAAGCTGGAGGGTCGCCGCGATGGGACTTAACTGGAGCGAGGGCCTTGCGAGGCTCGGAGACGGTCTCGGCACGCTTGCCGGGTACAAGGCGCAGCAAGAGCGCGACGCCGCGCAGAGGTATGCGGAAGAGCGTCGCGACGCGGCGAATCGCGCGTTCCAAGAGCGTATCATCACGCTCCAGCAGGAGCACGGCAAGGAGATGCAGAAAGGCGCGCAGGAGTTCACCGCCAAAGAGAACCAGCTCAACCGCGAGCAGCAGGCGGAGCAGTTCGAGGTGTCGCAGACGAACGCACTCAAGATGCACGAGGCGTCGATGGG